ACCCAGTGGAGAGTCAACAACCTTTGTTGGTTGGAATCCTATGTGTATCCCCACGATGGATTACATAGTATGGAAACTAAAACGTCGTGAACAAATTGCAAAAGGAGAAATTCATTAATGGACTACAAAACTTCTGGAGTTGATATTATCAAAGGACGTTCCTTTGTAGAGTATCTAAAGGTATTAGCACCTAAGATTGGTGGGTTCAATGGAATGATGGAGATCCCATCAGGATATGAGAAACCTGTATTAATATCTGGTGCTGATGGTGTTGGTACTAAAATGAATATCTGTAGAATTGCTGATGATTACACCACTATTGGGCAAGATCTTGTTGCTATGTGCGTCAATGACGTTATATGTTCTGGCGCTAAACCATTATATTTTTTAGATTATATCTCTACTAAATCACTTGATGCTAATGTCAGTGATATTGTGTATGGGATTAATGTTGGTTGTGTGGTGGCTGGTATGGAACTACTGGGTGGAGAAACCGCAGAACATTTCAGACAAAATGATTATGATCTTGCTGGGTTCTGTACTGGTATTGTAGAGAAGAATCAGATTGTAGATGGTAGTAACATCAGACCTGGTGATGTAGTCATTGGTATTGAAAGCAGTGGACTTCATAGTAATGGATACACTCTTATTAATGATATGCTGTGGAGAAATTATATCTACTACAAGGAGATGCCAGAGCTGTTGGTGCCAACCACCATCTATGCCCGTCTCATACAGCACCTGTTGGATGAGGTTCCTATTCTAGGCATGGCACACATTACAGGAGGAGGACTGACTGAGAACCTTCCTAGGTGCCTTCCAGCAGGTCTTACAGTTGATGTTGATTGGTCTGCTTGGGAACGACCAGAACTCTTTAATAAGATTCAGAAGGCAGGAGACATTGCTGAGGAAGAGATGAGAAATGTATTCAATTGTGGTATTGGATTCTGTTTAGTCGTACCGCAAGAGGTTGTAGATCATACTAAAACTTTGATTGCTGACACTCCATTTGGTATGAGATCGTGGATTATTGGGGAAGTCGAATAATATGACTAGTATTATTAATTATACTACTGCTTTTTGGTCAGTGGTGGTTATGAATTGTATTCAACCTGTGAATTGGGAAGCATGTATACCAGTACATGAATGGTTGCTACCAGAAGTCGTGATAGGAATTGAATACTTTCTTGACAAAGATATGAAGTTTCTATATAATGACGAGAGAGAACTTTTAAACAGACTCAAATGAAGATTTTTCTGGATACCGCAGACACAGAACTGATTCGTAAATATAATGATACTGGTTTGATTGATGGCATCACCACCAACCCTACTCTAATTATGAAGAGTGGTCGTAAACCTGATGATGTTTATCAAGAGATCAAGGATATGGGTATCCGAGATATCAGCATGGAAGTGATGGGTAATGCTGATGAGATGATTGCAGAAGGTCGCCGTTTATTTGAAACATTTGGGTTTCCTTGCACTGTTAAGGTTCCTATGACTCGTGAAGGTCTTAAAGCTTGTAGCGAGTTATCATACAATAACATCCGTGTTAACGTTACTCTTATCTTTTCTGCTGCTCAAGCAATCCTTGCAGCACGAGCAGGTGCATATTATGTGTCACCTTTTGTAGGACGATTGGATGACCAATCAGTAGCAGGTCTAGAAGTTGTACGTTCTATTTCTGAACTGTATCGTATCCAGGGTGCTCCTACTCAGGTACTTTCTGCATCTATTCGTAGTGTTCAACGTGCTGTCCGTTCATGGTATAATGGTGCTAGTGTAGTAACTATGCCACCTTCTATATTTGAACAGATGCATGATCATATCCTTACCGATATGGGAATGGCAATCTTTGAAAATGATTGGAAGGGGGTACAACAATGAACTTTATTGTATATTCAAAACCAGGATGCCCATATTGTGATAAGGTCGTTCAGGTACTCACACTAACTGAACAAAAGTTTGTAGAATATAAACTTGGAAGAGACTTCACCCCCGATGAATTCTTTAATGAATTCGGACATGGTACATCATTTCCCCAAATTCTAGCGGACCAAAAGAAAATTGGAGGATCTAGTGAAACAATCAAGTTCCTCAGGGAAGAAAAACTTCTCTGACTTATCAATAAATAAAGGTGTAGAATTACTATTGGGGGATAGACCTAAACCTCAAAAAGGCAACTATATAAAGTTCGCCAAGATGGTCTCCCTCTTTGGAAGAGAGATTCATTTTAAGTTTGAGGTATCTTTACTTATTAGAAAAATATCTCTTGGAGAAAGTTTATGACTGCTGCAACTATAACTCTGTTTTCCCTTGTCTCAGTTCAATTTCTGCTTATTGGTGGTTTGATTGGACTTATTGCAAGAGAATTATTCCAAAGGCAGGCACTCCCCTACATTCATCCTGAAATGTTGGACGAATATGGTAATATATTACCAGATGAAATTTTAGCTGTAAGATTTGAAAATGACTACGAAACCCAAGACCACGACGAGGAAGACGACGATTAAGAAAGCGTCTACTCCTATACGGAAGGCAGTTCCAGCAACACTGGAACTGCCACCTAATCCCTTTACCTTTGAAGTTTTTGCTCTGGTAAATAAGCAGAAGACAAAATCAAAGAGAATAGAAGTCCTTAGAAAGTATGAGCATGATTCTCTCAAGGCACTATTCATTTGGAACTTTGATGAGAGTGTGATTTCTCTTCTCCCTCCTGGTGAAGTTCCTTACTCTAGTATGAGAGATGAACAAATTACCACAGGAACTTTGAGTACCAAGATTTCTCAGGCAGTTGGTACTATGGAATACAATCAAGATGATTCTCTGGGACTTGGTGATATGAAGAAAGGTAGAACCACTATCCGAAAGGAATTTACCAGGTTCTATAATTTCTGTAAAGGTGGTAACGACCAACTTAAGGGTCTTCGCAGAGAGACTATGTTCATTCAGATGCTTGAAGGTCTGCATCCACTTGACGCAGAGATCTTGTGCCTTGTAAAGGATAAGAATCTAGAAGACAAGTATAAGATTACTAAAGAACTTGTTTCTGAAGCATATCCAGACATTACATGGGGAGGTCGCAGTTGAGTAAAATAAGAATCCTACAAGAGGATTGTGATATTAAATTAGCAGATGACAAATCACTCCCTAATACTTGCTTTGTTGTAGAATACTATAAGGATGATGCTAAGAAGTATGATCTAGTAATATCTACTAAGAAGGTAGATATCTTTGATCATTATTGGGACAAGTATAAGACTGGTTTTATTACCATCTATCAGTCTGCCGGTACTGCTAATCCTAAACTGTGGAATGCTCCTGGCAGTGAACCCAAGAAAAAGAAATGAATGACAAGAGTCTAAATGTCGATATCAATTTTGATGGTATCGAACAAGTCAAAAAGAAGTACAAGAAAATTAAAAAGTACATGAAGTCTAACCTATATCAGATTAAGGTTATAGACGGTACGGAGAAAGTAGTCTCCAACCTGATAAAGGAAAACGATAATGCAGAACTACTTGACTAAATAATGTATGAGGTCTATAATAGACCTGTCGTTCATCTCCTAATTTGGACTAAATTAGGACTCAATTAGGAGACGCAAGTAAGTCGCGGAACGGAGCCGTTCATCCTATGCTAGAAATACTATTCTATTCATCACTCACCTGTCAACAAGCTGATACAATCATGCTTAAGATGAAAGCAAATGAGAATATCTCAAATGCTTTTAAGGTAGAGTTGATTGAGGTCATGAAGGAATCAACACCTGAATGCTATCCATGGGACGCAAACGACTAAAGGAACGGACCTAAAAATCCAACTACTTTAGGAGTAACAACATGAACACCCTTCAAATGGTAAAGCAGCAGATCAACAAAGTATCTGCACTTCACAACGCACAAATTCTTCACACCTCATATCGTGGTGTTGAGTATAATACACGTTGTGTAGAAAACAAAGAGTCGCACGGTACATTCTGCTATCGTGGTCGTACTTATACTAAGTGATTCATTAACTTACATTGCAGAGAGGATTAACTATCCTCTCTTTTTTTGTCTTTAAGTAACGAATTAACAATTGTTAGTAAACTAACACAAACTAACCTAAATAATACAGAATTAAAAAATTTCCTATGATCTGAAAACTTTTTCTATATTAATGATGTAAACTCTTAAGGATTAAATCATGCATAATGTTATGTCTAGTAACCAATTAGCTGAGTGGAGGAATATTGGCCACAATTTAAATCTATACAATGACGAAATAGATTTAACAAACGACTACTTTGATTGTTTAATAGAGTGCGATGATTCTCAGTCAATATGTAAACGAATATGTAGGAGACTATTAAGTTAATATGAGAAGCGTGTCTTGACAGACACGCTTTTTTTGTGTAGAATGTATGGATACTGTAATTGAGTTTATGGACAAACAAAAACTAAAACTCATTGTACGTAATTTAAAATCTCTTGTCGATGCTTTGGAGTCTGAGGTTCACTCAGATGTACAAGCATATACATATGAAAGAAATACTACACTTGTAGGTGACTACGATGAGATTTTTGAAGACGATGATGGTTATCCCGACTAAACTATGAGAGTACAATTAGTAAGCGTTACTCCTGACGCAGAAAAAACTATGGCGTATATCGCTAGAGTATCCAACCCCAGTAATCAGGAGAATGATAAGTACGCTGGTCTTTTACGTTACTGTATCAAGCATAACCACTGGTCTGTGTTTGAGCAATCTACTATGACCTTGGAGATTGCGACTACCCGTGCTATTGCGGCTCAAATACTCCGCCATCGTAGTTTTACATATCAAGAGTTTTCGCAACGATATGCAGATTCATCTCTGCTTGGTAATAAGATTCCTCTACCTGAACTTCGCCGTCAGGATACAAAGAATCGTCAGAACTCAATTGATGATCTTGATCCTTTTATAACTCAGAATATGGAACTGCAAATGCAGACTCTGTTTGACTCTTCCATGGCACTGTATCAGCAAATGCTTGCATCTGGAGTTGCAAAGGAATGTGCAAGAAATGTGCTTCCACTCTGTACGCCTACTAGAATCTACATGACTGGTTCATGCCGCTCTTGGATCCACTATATTACTCTAAGGACTGCTAACGGCACCCAGAAGGAGCATATGCAAGTTGCAGAGGATGCGAAGAAAGTATTCATGGAACAGTTCCCTACTGTTTCCGAAGCCCTTGAGTGGGTATAATAAATAATTCATTGAGTTTTGTAATCATGGCAACATATCCAGTAGTCCATAAAGAGACTGGTGATCAAAAAGAAGTCGTAATGAGTATCACCGAATGGTCTCAGTGGTGTATAGACAATCCTGAATGGCATAGAGACTGGAGTGATCCATCTACCTGCCCTGCTTCAGGTGAAGTCGGTGAATGGAAGGATAAACTTCGTAAGAAGAATCCTGGATGGAACGAAGTTCTAGCCAAGGTCAAAACGGTCCCAGGTGCTAACATTAGTAAGATCTAAGTATGCCAGCTAAAAAAAGAAAAGGCGGTTCCAGCGTTGGAGTCGGCAGTATGAGTTCACGACAACTGAAGAGAAAGAAACCAATCAATTCTGATTTAATGGTTGATATCAAACCATTAACTGATAACCAAGAAAAGTTCTTTGAGGCATATAATGCAGGCAAAAATATGTTTGCTTATGGTGCAGCAGGTACAGGTAAAACTTTTGTCGCACTATACCTTGCACTTAAAGACGTATTAGATCAATTTACACCTTATGAAAAGGTGTATGTGGTTCGTTCTCTTGTTTCTACTCGCGAGATTGGATTTCTCCCTGGAGACCATGATGATAAGGCAGCACTATACCAAATTCCATATAAGAATATGGTAAAGTATATGTTTGAGATGCAGGATGAGAATGAATTTGAGATGCTTTACGGAGCACTCAAAGCACAGGAGACTATTCGCTTCTGGTCTACATCATTCATTCGTGGAACCACCATGGATAACTGCATCATCATCGTTGACGAGATGCAGAACTTGAATTTTCATGAACTTGATAGTATAATAACAAGAGTTGGTGAAAACTGTAAGATTGTTTTCTGTGGAGACGCAGCACAGTCTGACCTTGTGAAGACCAACGAGCGTAATGGAATCCTCGATTTCATGAAGATCATCCAAGCAATGACTGACGACTTTACTTGTGTAGAGTATGACGTTAATGATATTGTTAGATCTGGATTTGTTCGTAACTACATCATGACTAAAATTGCACTCGGTATTTAATGTTTGTCCATTTAGATAATTTGAAAGGTGAGACTGATTTAACAGCAACCATGATTGATGGGACTCGTTTTTACGAAGTTCCATCAGGAAAGATGTATCCATCCATCACCTCAGTCACGAGTTTCTATAACCGTGAAGTCTTTGTTAAATGGCGAAAGCGAGTCGGTAACGACGAAGCAAATAAAATTCTTAGAGAGTCTACATTTCGTGGGACTAAGTTCCATGATGCAGTGGAACAATATATTAAAAATGTTCCTATCAAGGACATTGATATGCTTCCCTCTACAAAGTTCCTTCTACTCTCAGCGAAGGAGAATTTGGACCGTATAAATAACATACATGTTATAGAACAGTCACTGTATAGTGACTATCTTGGTCTTGCGGGGAGAGTAGACTGCATAGCAGAGTACGACGGAGAACTAGCAGTCATCGACTTTAAGACCTCAGCCAAGATTAAACCCGAGAAATGGATTGAAAATTATTTCGTGCAAGAGACTGCCTATGCTTGCATGTATTTTGAAATGACTGGTATCCCAGTCAAAAAACTTATTACTATTATGGTTGCAGAAAATGGAGAAAGCTTTGTCTACGAAAAAACAAACAAGGGTCACTATATTAAACTTCTCACAGAGTACATCAAAAAGTTCGTCGAATTCAAAACAGGAGAATATGGAGAATCAAGTTGATGATCTGATCAAAGAGAAGTTTATATGTCCAGCAAAATTTGCACAAGAAGTCGAGAATCTAGTCAAAACTTACAAGTTTAATTACATTGATGCTATTATTACTTTCTGTGAAGAGAACAAGATCGAGATGGAATCTGTCGGTAAACTGATTTCAAAACCACTGAAGGAAAAACTTAAGTATGACGCTACTCAACTTAACTTCCTGAAAAAGACTACGAGAGCAAAACTTCCATTATGATTTCCCGTGATGATCTAATTCATTTGAAAATTCAAGCAGCAATGCGAGAACACAACATTCCTGAATCTGATTTAAAATATATTGGAGAAGGCGAAGGAACACACTGGTATAGAGTCAATGGTAAACATTCTGTACCGGTTTATATGATTGAAGAATTTGAGCAAGTTAATGATGACACCGATTGATGTATACAAAACATATCTAGCATTCAAGAATCATTTTACAAAACAGAGTTATAGTTACTTTAAGTACTCTGGTAAATCTAGAACATCTGTTCAAGCATATAATAATCGTAAAGACCGTTACTTCTTTGAACGGATGTCTCGTAAGAAGACAGATGATGAAATTAAACAATATTTCCTAGCAAACTTTGTTGAATGTGATGATCCTGACCGACTGTGGATTGGTGAAATTATATCTGCTGGCGAAGATAACTTGAAGTCTTGGATGAAACGATCTCAGACTATGGGTTATATGTTCAAAACTGAAGTAGAAGTCTTTGTAAGCAAAGAAAACTTTCAACAATTGTTCTCTATCAAGGGACAGTCACACCCTGAAGTATTGAAGAAATATCTACAGGGTGCTTTGTCTATTGAGACTATGGTAATATTAGATATTATCCTAGACTACGTGAAGAACTTCGACAAAAAACTTGATGATCCAGTGTGGACAACCGTAAGTCTTAAGATAAAGAAATATAAACCTTTCCTAAATATTGATGTTGAAAGGTATAAATCCATTCTTAAAGAGCAGGTAGTATGAGATTTTTTGACTCAGATCAAGTCCGTGGTACAGTCATGGAACTTGAGCAACTACAGCAAGAACTCACTGTTGATCTGATGCATCTCGCAGAGTATAATGTCGAAGAAAGAAGAGAACACTTGGGGCGACTTAAGACATTTCTTGAGAAACAAAAACTGTTCTTCTTTCGTGTCTCGCTGTCTGATGATCCTGATGCCTTATTAATTAAGGAGAAGGTGGTCGAAGCAGCAAAGATGTTCGGTTACTCTGATGCAGACGGCATGGATAAGTTCTTTGAGCAACTTGATAATACAATCAAAAACCTAGAAAACACACTTGACAAGTAGGGACTTATGTCCTATAATAGACTTGTCGTTATCCCACGAATCCTAATTCATCCTAATCTATCCAATTAATCCTATGTCTTTCGCAAATCTTAAAAAGCAATCACGCACTGGTTCCCTTACCGACAAACTGATTAAGTCTGTCGAGAAACTCAACGAAAAAGGTAACGGTGCAGACGAACGTATCTGGAAACCATCAGTTGATAAGACTGGTAATGGTTACGCTGTCATTCGTTTCCTTCCTGAAGCAGAAGGTAATGAACTACCTTGGGCACGAGTCTACACTCACGCATTCCAAGGTCCAGGTGGATGGTTTATCGAGAATTCTCTAACTACTTTGGGACAGAAGTGCCCCATCTCTGAGTACAACTCTACTCTTTGGAACAACGGCACTGACTCTGGTAAGGAGCAAGCACGTAAGCAGAAGCGTAAATTGTCATATTACAGCAACATCTTTGTAGTTAATGATCCTGCTAACCCCGATAACGAAGGTAAAGTCTTCCTCTACAAGTATGGTAAGAAGATCCATGATAAGATCATGGAAGCAATGAAGCCTGAGTTTGATGACGAAGAACCTATCAATCCTTTCGACTTCTGGACTGGTGCTAACTTCAAACTGAAGATCCGTAAGGTCGAAGGTTATCAGAACTATGATAAGTCTGAGTTTGACAAGACTAGTCCACTATTCGATGATGATGACCGTCTGGAGAAGATCTACAATAGTCTCCATGATTTGAATGAGTTCATTGATCCTAAGAACTTCAAGGACTACGCTGCACTTGAGAAGCGTCTGCAGTATGCTCTTGGACTCAAGGGTACTCCTAAGATGCAAGATCAAGAGACTCAAGAGCAAGAAGCACAGTGGGAACGTGAGCGTCGTGGCGATTACTCTGAACCCAGTGCTGCTGGTTCTTCCTATGAAGACATGAGTGAGGGTCGCAGCAAGTCATTTAATGATCCTGATATTACACCTAGTAGCAACACAGAAGAGGAAGATGACTCCCTCAACTACTTTGCTAAACTGGTCAACTCCTGATCTTTACGCCCTCCGAAAGGAGGGTTTTTTTATACCCCAGATTCTCTTGGGTTGTATGCTGCTTTGGTTGTTCTATTGATATACTGAGAAGAAGTTTCATACTTCATAATGTTTCTCATATCTGAAACGAAACCACTAACAAATTCTGGTTTTAAAATACGAATGAATCTCTTACCATCATTTATTTTTGTTTCATGTTTGTAGTTACTGACTGGACCTGCTGCCTTAACTTTTAGCAAGACCCAACTATTTCTGTATGCTTCATCATAAACGAAGTTACCATCCTCATCTTTCTCTGTTCGTATGGCATCGTAAGTAGATTTATCTGTGGTTATAGTTTTATTGTTCAATCCTACGTATGTAAATGTAAAATCTGAATCAACTTCGATTCCTTTTTTCAGAACTGTCCTGTTAAATTGATCTCTAATTTCTGGCGTCTCATAGTGATGGGGTTCTATAAGTGCTGCTTCAGAACCATACTTGTCCAACATATATCCATGAAGATCATTGTTACTCAATGGCCATTGATTTCTTATATTAGTAATGTTATTAGTGATTAAAATTACCCAGTCTAATTCTGGATCATCATATATTGAAGCAGCAATGGTATCGGGTCTGTCTCCTTCTTTGACCATTTTTATATCAAATGCAGTAATCGCATAATCAATATCAGTTCTAAGTTTTGCTCTCTTGAAAAAGTTCTTAACTAGAACTCTTTCATCACTTCTCTTTCTCCCTGGTAATAAGGAGACAGCAGATATATCTGGTAATTCTCTGAAATAAGACATTAGTAACCTACCTCCGATGGTCTAATTGAATAAAGATCACCATCGGATTGTCCAAAATCATCTACATCTTTGGATAGTCTATCAGCACGTATATCATTTTCACTATAATCAGATGCATATACTGGTTCTAGTTCACTCATATTGACTGATAGTGTACAACTTACTGGTTGACCTTCATCATATGCTGACCATTGACCATCTGGCGTGTAGTTGACTGATGTACCAACAACAGCAACAGGTTTAATTCTATTTACACCTTCTATAATCTGTCCCCCAGCAGTGCGATATTGAAGTCTGAATACATTTGGTGATCCTAAGTATAGACTTCTTTCGCCTGCTTTGCTTGTTATCGTCTTTGCTGCCATTCCTTGTTTGAAGAAACGAATAATTTTCTTCACTTCCCGTGCTTCGTTTTTATCTCTTGGACTCATTCTCCAATTGAATTCAAAAGTTCTCAGTGATACATTATTGAATAGTAATTCTGTATTACTATTTGGAATAACACCGAAACCTCTAGCAAGAAGTGACTCTGGTGAAACATTGACACCCATAGCACCCAGGATCATAGAACCTATATTTGATTTCATAAGTGTAGCACCACCCGGAGTAGACGATAGTTGCTTTGCAGCTGCTATTGCTTTATTCTTGGCGTCAGTAGCACCATCGACACCCCCAGATTGTGCCATCCCAGCTGCAAGCAGAGCACCCATCTGTCCTACACCTGGATTGATCATACTACCAAGTAATCCAACACCTCCAACCAATGCTGGATTTTGCATAACACCAGAAGTGATTGCTGCAGAAAGATTATTCATCGCATCTTTACCCCAAGAAATTTGATTGGAGTCTTGGATATCATTTGGCATAGGTAATTTAACTTGCGCCAAGAAGTGTTTCAATGGTGTTAGTCTTTGATTACCTTGAGTGAAATTTCCTATTGTACTGCCAAATATTTGATCCCTTCTTGGTGGTTGATATACGAACTGGTCAATGGTAACGTAATCCTGTCCGCGAATATTTCCGTAATTTGCATCAAATGGATACTTAGCACTTTGAATTATATCTCCACCACCACCCTCAAACATTTGATCAAACTGTGCAATCTGCTCGGAGGTTATTGCTAAATCACCAAAGAACTCACCAATGCTTGCCAAGAAACCTTGGGCTCTATCACCAATTTCTGTAGCAAATTCTTGAACAGTATCAGTTGCTTCAGGTTCTGATGCATTTGGGTCATTATTACCTGGTTGCACTACAGTTTCGTCAACTACTGCATCCTCCTCTGCATTATGTGGTATAACTTCTATTGATTCTATAGATGAGACCGATTGTGCAGGTATAAATGCATCTATAATACCACTTTCAAAAGACTGCCTACTTAAGTATGGATCTTCTGCTGATTTGGATAATACTTTTGCTTTTACGAATGCTAGATCTTGAAATTGATTTAGTGTAACTATTTCACCATTTACAGTTGCTGTACCGATTTGCGCTAATGCTTGTGCTTCTGTAGTTGTTTCCAGTTTCCCTTGATTTGGAAGAAGATCTCCTGCCAGATTACCAAGTTGTCCCTCTCCCGTAACAGTATATGATCTACCTTTTCCACCATATTCTCTTTCTCCATCAGCATTCACAGTAAATAATACCCAAGGACGATCAACCTTTGATTTTGATACGCCTGAAGGATTGGTTCGTGTGGGAGAACCCTGTGTCTCGATCACATTTCTTTGAACTGCAACAGCAGCATACCCACCATCTTTATTCAAACGGATTTGAACAAAATGAGACTTACCATTAACCTTTACTCTCATTACCTGATTGTTACTACTTGAACCACCGGTATTGATTAGATTAGTTCCTCTGAGAAGAGTAGGTACTTTTGCATCTGTGTTAACTGCTGGCATTTAAATACTGTCCCACGCTGTTTCTGGACTCACAAATATTCCTGTTTTATCTACAAAATTTTCAGTCACTAATTTTGCGACATCATTATATTCATTTCCATCAACTGGAATTGCATACATATCGCCCATGTTACCAGGAATGTAACTGTGTATAAGTTTGGAGTAACCTACTGAAAAGTCCACTTGTTTCTTATTTATCAAGGAAGCAGCAAGTTGTCCTCGGAGTGTAGGATTTAAGTAATGTAAATTGGCACCAAGGACTCTAGTGCCGGTGATTTCAATGATGTAAGCAAGGGGTCTTCTATCATAGAAAGGGTATCTATCAGGACTTTTTGCATTGTAACTAAAGAAACAGAGAGAACCTGGTCCTGTGTCACCACTATACCGTTGGAGTTCAGTGAACAGTTCATTTGCATACCAGTTGGGGTCTTTACCAGAACCTACCCGGTCCATAATTCTCCTACCAATAGTTTTAGATGCTTCTTCTTTTGCATTTATTTGTGCTTTAACTTCCTCATATGAAGGTCCACCTGCCCGTCTTCGTTTAGCACGTCTTCTTACCATTACTTGATTCCCAGATCGTCTTCAGTCATAATTTTAAATTCAAACTTACGGTCAGCACAGAACTCTCGTGCTGCTTTCCATTTTGCTTGATTGACTGCCCAAGTTACTATGGAGTTCTGCCATGCTTTAGTCTTCCTTTTTGGATTCATATTTGGTTGTGCTACTTGCTTTTTGGGTTTGATTTCAACAACCATTGTTCTTAATTTGCCTGTCTTATCTGTATACTTAATAAAGAAGTCAGGGAAATATCTATGAACTCTTTTATCTACAGGTGAGACATATGGTATCCAAAACTCTTCCGATTGCCATTCTTTCACTGACTCATTTAAGTCACAGTAGTTCATAAATTTCCTCTCCCATAAGGAGCGGTAGATTATATTCTTAGTATTTCCATCATACTTCTTTGGATTTGATGGAAGATACCTTCCACTATACGGCATATATAGTATATAAGTAGTTCAAAGTATTTAGATGGCAACATATTCGCCTGAGATTCTATACAAGAAGATAAATGATGTCCAAGAAACCTTTGGTGGTTTGTCTCAAACGTCTCAATTTATGGTGTCATTGAATCTTGGACGTTCTACTATTCGGCAGAGTGGTGTTGCTCCTTTAAATAGATATCTCACTAGATGTGGATTGTTTAGGCAATCTAAATCTACAGAAGAGACATATGACTTCCTATGTTCTGATGCATCCTTACCAGGATCATCTTTTGATATGGCAGAGGAATCTGGTAGTCGTCAGGGAGTTCTTGAAAGGTTCCCAATGCGTAGAATCTATGCTGACTTCGATTTGACTTTTTATGTTGATAAGGAATATAACACTATTCGTATCTTTGAAGAATGGTTGAACTGGATTGATCCACTCAGCAGAGGTAGCACAACATATGATGGTGATGAAGAAGGGCAAGCAGGATTCGATGAGAGTAGTAGTTTCTTTAGGATGAGATACCCTAATGAGTATAAGACCAAAGTTTCTATCGTCAAATTTGAAAGAGGATTCTGGAGGAATCCAAATGAGGTAATCGAACCAGACCAACTCGAAAAGAAACTTCAAGAACAACCCATCTTAGTATACGATTTTATTGATTGTTTCCCGATGAATATTGCTGCTATTCCATTCTCATATGATGGAAGTTCAATAACACAGGTCACGGTAAACTTCAACTATGCTAGGTACACTGTTTCAAAACAGATCCCTAGAAACGATTGAACTACCCCCACTAAATAATTTTATCGTAATATAACATTATGCCTTTACCAAAGATTTCTACCCCGACTTATGAGTTGGAATTACCGTCAACAGGAAAGAAGATTAAGTATCGTCCATTCCTAGTTAGAGAAGAAAAGATTCTCATTCTTGCTTTAGAAAGCGAAGATGAAAAGCAGATTGCAACTGCAGTTAAAAATACATTAAAGGATTGTATTCAGACCAGAGGTGTCAAGGTCGAGAATCTTCCCACCTTCGATATCGAATATCTGTTCTTGAATATCCGAGGTAAGTCTGTAGGTGAAGCAGTTGATTTGATTGTCACCTGCCCTGATGATGGCGAGACAACAGTTCCTATCAAAGTTTATATTGATGAGATTGAAGTTGTCAAAGATAAGGATCATACACCAGATATTGACTTGGATGGTAGTCTGACGCTCCGTATGAAGTATCCATCACTAGAACAGTTTGTTTCTAGTAACTTTAGTTTTGATGAAAATGATGAAGACTTAGATAAATCATTTGAAATTATTGGTTCATGTATTGATGTGATCTTCAATGCAGATGACGCATGGTCTACCTCTGATGTTACAAAGAAAGAATTAATGACATGGATGGATGGTTTGAACTCTTCTCAATTCAAAGAAATTGAAAAGTTCTTTACTACTATGCCAAAACTTTCACATACTATTAAGGTTACTAACCCAAAAACAAAGGTCGAAAGTGAAATCGTATTAGAAGGGTTACAAAGTTTTTTCGGTTAATTATGGCACATATTGATCTTGAATCATATTACAAGGTCAATTTTTCTCTCATGCAGCATCATAAATATAGTTTAACAGAGATTGAAAATATGATGCCATGGGAGAGAGATATATATCTTGCGATGTTAAATCAATATGTTGAAGAAGAGAATTCAAGAATTCAACAACAAGGAATGTAAATGTTAAGTTCTGGAGCAAAAGCAAGAAGATTCCTCCGACCTGGAAACGCTGATGCAGTTTTTGCACGTAAGCGAGGAATGATTGCGCCTTCTCCTCTGAAAGAAAGTAAAGTTGAACCTGATAAAAAGACGAAGAGTCGTTTTGGTAAAGCAACTAGTGCTGACTTCACAAACTTCTTTGGTAATAAAAGAACTGTAAAGGCAGTGCGTGGTGCAGTTAATGCACTTAAAGAAATTTTAGTAGAAACATTTATTGCTGCAAAAAGTTTAGGTGCAACAGTTAGAAATATTGTAAAACAATTAGGAGGACTTAATGCATCTGGTGGTGCGGGTGGTCTCCTTGGAAAACTAGGTATGGTTGGACTGGTTGCAGCAGTTGTAGCCGGTGTTGCAGCAATATTTGGTCCCAAGATAAAAGAAGTATTTGAGAGTTTTAAGAAAGGGGCAGATGCTATATTTGAAAACATCAAAGGTTTTCTAGATGGAATAGAGCAGAAGATTAAATCCATCTATAACTTTGTTGCAGACATGTATAATAATAAGTTCAAGGGTCTTCTCAGAACTTATAATGATGCAGTCCAAGCAATTGCAGATAAAACTGGAATACCACTTCCCAAAATAAACATGGGAATGTTCAAAGATGTACCTGCATATACGGAACAATTTCCCGAAGGTCTCAATCCCTTAGCAGGTAAAACCCTGGACTCTGTGATGGGTGACGTGGGTAATATGCTCAAAGGTGGATTGGAGAATACTACAGGTGTTATGGGTGATCTATTTAATAATCTACTTGACGGTCTTGGTCTTACAGACACGGCAAATGCAATAACTGATACCCTAGGAATGGGATCACTCTTTGGAAAGAGTAGAGAATTAGGATCTGGCGGAGGTCTTAGCACTTTCTTCCCAGGAATGAAACCAAGTAGCAGTAGTTCTACTGGTGGTGGTGTGACTGACCCAACTATTTCTGGTGATGAAGAAGAATACTTAATGCGTTTAATGAATGCTGAAGCAGGCGGTGAGGGTGAACTTGGAATGGCAGCAGTTGGAAGGTCTGTTCTTAATAGAGCAGCTCTTATTCAAAGTGGGGAAGTTGGTGCTGGTCAATTCATGGCAGAGAGTGGTAGTATTAAAGATGTTATTGAAGGAACTAATCAGTATCAACCGTTTAGAGAAGGAAAACTTAAGAAAGAACTAACAGAAGAAGAAAGAGTAAGAGCAAAGAAATCTCTAGAGATAGCACGCAATCAGGCATCATTACGTGGCAATCTAGAAGCATCTGGAATGTCTGCTGATCAGATCAATAATATTATGGCATCTACTGGATTTAGAACTCATTCTGCAAAGTATGATGGATCTCAAGATGTTAATCCTACTAGATTAGGCGGACATCAATTTAACACTGCTGGTAATGCTAACATGCTAACACCAACAGCAAAATTCAAAGAACCATCTACTACACAACAACAGCAATATACTATTCCTACGAATGAAATTCCAAAAGAGGGAGCACCACAAGCAGAATGGGATGCATACTTTAAAAAAGTAGATAAATTAAAACCTCCTAAAAAAGGACCGAATGTATCCTTCATTTCTGTTCCAGGAGCACAACAGATCGCACAAGCACCACCACGTAGACCACAACCTCTGATGACAGGAAATGGTCCAGGAACCGAAGGTTCTGATTATAGTTTCTTCCCATCTGGAAATCCTGATCAATATGATATCTTTGGGGCACAACTTGGAGCTCAAGTCGGATAATGACTAAAGTAAAACTTTTTCAACAGAAACCGAAAATAGAAAAATTTAAACCTAGTCCAAGACTTAGGGCAGTAGATAACACTGATCTGGATCGTAAGGGGGAGCTTGAAAAGTTTAGAAGATGGTTAGAAGGTACTGCTAAACAGAAATCTGGTCTTCCCAAAAAGAAAGAACTTGATAAATTAAATAACGAGGTATCAAAGGGAAGAGTTAATAAGTTTGGATTGCTTGGTATACTAGGCGCACTTCCTCTTGTTGGTCCTCTTCTAGGTATTGGCGGTGGTGCTCTCGCTAGTGTTGCTACCGGCGCTATTGCTGCCATCAGTGGTGGTCTTGTAACTGCTGGTGGTCTTGCTGTTGGTGGTGGTCTTAAATTATTTGGTCTTGGTGCGGTTGCTGCTGGCGGTGGTGCAAAACTATTTGGTAAAAAAATATTTGGTGGAGGTGCAAAACCTGGAGTAACACCCCAGACACCGAAAGTATCACCAAGACCAGCATCATCACCTCCCAGGTCAAACGCAGCAGGTAATCAAGTATCCCCTGGACAAACTGCTAGAACCAATAGTAATAGGGCAACTAAACCAGGGCAGACACCTAAGGGTGTTACACAACCCAAGAGACCTAGTGCCCGTGCAAGACTCGGATCACAGATGGAGACGGGAACTGCATTTGGTGGGAAGGGAAGTCAAGCGCAGAAGAAACTCTTCAAACTTCAGAGTAAACTCAAGAAGATGTTCTCTGGTAAGAACCCAATGCAAGGGTTTCTGTCAAAAATATTTGGAACCAAGGCAGGTCGTAAAGGAATAGGAATGTTCCTCAAGAAATTTGTCTTAAGGATTCCATTCATTGGTGCTCTGATTGATTTTGCTCTGAACGTTTTTGTATTCAAAGAAAACCCAAAGAGAGCATTATTCAAAGCAATCGGTGCTGGTCTCGGAGCGTGGATAGGTGGTGGTGTTGGTGCTTTCTTGGGTGGTGGATTTGCAAGTTGGATAACTGCTCCAATTGGTGCGTTCCTTGGGGGAGCAGGTGGTGATGCATTTGGTTCTTGGGTGTATGATTCAATCTTTGGTAATCCTAGCGCCTCAGCATCTGCTCCCGATCCAAAAGGTGAAGGAAATATTCTGGATGAATTACTTGGTGGGGATGCAGCAGCAGGTGAACTACCTGCACCCGGTGAACCTCCCGCTCAACCATTAAGTGGTCGAGTTTCTACGACTGGTTCTGGAAATGGTCCACTCGTAGATGTGATATCCCAGAAAGCAATGACAGAGACTTATGGTGTTCCTACTGGTCCAGTTAGAACCAGAGGTAGGAGTGGTGGTCATGGCGGTGTAGACATAGGCACTGGTAGTCAAACTGGATATTATGTTGCATACAGAAGAAGTGGAACGGTCAGTCTAGTGCGGTCTCTTTCTGGGTATGGTAATACCGTTATTATTAAAATTGGTAATCTAGATTTCCTCTTTGCCCATCTAGCAAGAAAATCAGATTTGAAACCAGGACAACCATATAATGGAGAGATTATTGGTGAGATTGGAAACACTGGTAGAACTTTTGGTGGCGGCGGTCAACACTTACACTTTGAGGTGAGACCTGCTGGAGGTGGAGGTGGGTCTGATATTAATCCAGAACCATATGTTTCTTCTCTGGTTATAGGTAGACTCGATCCAAATTCAGAACAATCTCGTGTTGGTGGAGTGGAATCGGGTGCAGAAAAACTAAATGCTGCTGGCCAGATTGAAGAAGAGAAACCCAAGTCTTTTATTGAGAAACTGACTGACATGCTACCAGAATCTGCAAAGTCGGCAATGAGTGGTGTGATTGAGTCATTTAAAATCTTTGGATATATGGCAGACAAAGAACTGATGGATAGTTTAGTTGTTAATCCAGATGGAAGTGTGAGCAAGGTATCACCTGAAGAGCAGAAGGCACGTCATGAGAAGACTCTTGAGGAATCTTTACGGGGATTCCGGGGAATCGAAATGGAAAACAGTGAGGATAGTTTAGTTGTTAATGAAGACAATACTGTGAGTAGAAATAAACCTGCTGGCGGTCTTGATACCTTTACACAAGGTATCTCCATGGACAGTATAGTTTTTCCTAAGAAAGATTTCACAGTTGAAATGCTTTCACCGGAGGCAGAGGCACTACTAAATAATTCAATTATTATGATGCAGGGGCAACCTTCTATCCAGATGATGAGCGGTGGTGGAGGAACTGATCCGATAGCAATTGCTCCAATGCCACCACAACAACCGGTTATAGTTCTTGGTGGTCATCAAGATACCTTGGCTGCAGTTAAACTGCTACAAGCACACGCATTATCATAATTAAATGTCAGAATTAATACAAACATATAGACCTAGGCAATTTACCATTGAATCTTTGGAAGGTAAAAAAATTGATATTACAAATTCAATTCTATCGATAGATTACTTTGAGGATTTGTTAAGTCCAGCAATTCACATGAGTGTTTATTGTATTAACAAGTATAGTATTGTGAGTGGTCTCCCTATACGTGGTGGAGAAAAAGTAGAAGTATCTATTGAAACTGGGTCTGGCGACTTTGAATTCCTTGGTGAACAGGATTCTCTTCGTATCTATAAGGTCTCTGGACAAGAGGGAACCAAGATGGCAGAGCGATTTACTCTGCATATCACGACACAAGAGTATCTGAATAATGAAATCAGCAGATGTTTTAGAAAATATACTGGAAAGATAAGCGAATCTGTAAAAGATGTTCTTAGAAACGACTTAAATACTACAAAATTTTTAGATGATAACATAGAAGAATCTGCAAATGCTTATAAATGGATAGGTTCTATGAGGAAACCATTTAAAGTGTTAGAATGGTTGTGCCCAAAATCATTATCAACTAGAGGAGGAGAATCGGACCCAGATCCTAATGCATCTAAGGAAGAAAAGGCACGAGGGACAATGGGATTCTTTTTCTATGAGAATAAAGATGGATTTAATTTTAAGAGTATGGATAAATTGACTGAACTGATTGGGAGTGCAACGGAAGAGAATATATTCAAGTATAACTACACAGGTAAGGTCATTAAATCTGCTCAACTGAATAATAGAACAAAGATTATAGACTATGCGTTTGATAGGAACATTGATCTAAGATCATCATTAAGATTTGGAATGTTTAAGAATTTTACTTTTCTGGTCAATACTGGTGATAACCAAATCACGGTTTATAATTATGATATTAAAGAGGAGATTGGAACCAAGAAATTAGGTAAGCAGGATGGATTGCCAATTCCCCCTGACCTATCAGAGTATCCTAGCAGAATCATTGTCAGAGCAACAGATAATGGTATAATGTCTAATGGAGGAGGAAATGAAAATTCTGGAAGAATACCAGCAGACAGGGCAAAGTCTGCTGCCAGGTATAATTTACTGTTCACACAGTCACTAAATATTCTTATACCATGTAATGTGAACTTGAAAGTCGGGGATATTATACATTGTGAATTCTCAGAAATGGATTCTGGTAGATCTAAAGAACCAGACAAAGAAATCAGTGGACGTTATCTAATCAAAGAATTGAGGCAGCACTTCTCTTCAAGTCAAAACACAACAAGTCTCAAATTGATAAGAGATTCATACGGACTAAACTAAACGGAGTAAATTAAATGGAAAGCATCGAAAAACATATTAAAGTTGATAAATCAATTTTAGATAACTCAACTATATCACCACAACAACGTCGTCACATTGAGGGTGAGTTGCATGAATTGGAAGAGTATGTAGAACATCATAAGTCAGAGATTGAAGCAGGTGATCATCACGATCCTACGCCGCTGGAATTGTATTGTGATGCTAACCCATCAGAACCAGAATGTTTGGTATATGAAGACTAATGTTTGATCAGACCCTAATAAAAACTGACTTTGTTGGTAAAGATGGTTTCATCTGGTGGTTCGGTAGGATTGCTAATAAAGAGGTGTGGAAAGAAGACAATCTTGTAATGGCTGCATCTGGTAATTTTGCAAACAGATGTAAGGTTAGAATCGTTGGATATCATCCATTTAATAATTCATTACCAGAAGAAGATTTGCCTTGGGCAACGGTGATGATGGATCCCATGACCGGTGACGGTCAAGGTGGTATGGGAGATACCATTGCTTTGGTTGGTGGTGAAACCTGTATTGGATTTTTTCTTGACGGAGAAGAGGCACAGCAACCAGTCATTATGGGTCTCATTGGTAGACAGGGAAACACTGTTAACAGTATTAGTGAACCAGAGATAGCAAGAAATAAAAGTAATGAATTTAGGAATAGTACTGGGTATAACGAAGATAAATCTACAAAGAAATTAAAATTAAAAACAAACAAAGTAGGAACCCAAAATTCTCCCGAAGTACAGAAAGGTTTAGTATTTGATCCAAATTCCCCTAGTTTTACACGTAACAATGCAGCAGAATTTACTACTTCTTCTGGTGATCCTGGTGTAGGGAAAATGGAGGGTGTCGTCTTTGGACGTGGCACGCGAGGTAGTGCATCTGCTGATCAACTTGAAAAGAATGCAACTCCTGTTCGGGTGAATCCAAGTAACTGTAAGAATGATGCGATAGGACAGATCACTCAAGTACTTACAGACTTCATCACACTTACAAATAGTTTAGAAAGTGCAATGGGTAAGTTCGTTGATCCTATTGCTAATAAGATCATCGATATGGATGCTGAACTCAGAAGAATTGTGAGGCAGGTTAAGGGACTTATTAAAGGTGTAATTAATAATATTAGAGATGGAATTATTGGAAAGTTAAATTTTATCTTCTCAAAATTCTTAGGTATTTTGAATATTGTGAATCCACTTGAGTTTCTTTCAGACGAGGCAGCTAGATTAGCATACCAAAAGATTCTTGATACTATTTTCTGCATCTTTGAAAAACTTCTTGGTGACTTGGGTGACTTCTTAAAAAATATGTTCTCCCAGTTGATTGAGAATGTAGTCAATGGACCAGTTTGTGCTGCCGAGCAATTTGTTTCTGGTATGTTTGCCAAGGTATTTGAACAACTTGAAAATTTTATGGAACCAATCTTATCAGGACTCGATTGGTTGGTTGGTGGTATTGGAACAGTTTCAGAATTCCTTGGAAAGGCATCCAACCTTGCGTCTCAAATCCTGAGTTTCATTGGTTGTGATGGTAGAAAGTGTACTACTCCATCCAAGTGGGCGTCAACATTGAGTGGTTCTATTGAAGCATCAGCAGATAATTGGGATAGACAAGTTAATAATATCAATATACTTAAGGGTGTGTCATCCGACCTCACGAGAATATCAGATGAAGCAGAAACTGATATTGGTAACTTTTTTGGATCTGATCAATTTGAAGAAACGGATTATAATGGAATGTCAATTGGATCTGTATTGAGTGCAACTGATAAATTGACTGGGGGGAATTCAGCAGGAGCACTCAACAAAGGACTAGGTTCAATTGAAAGTGCAATCTCTACCATATCATTGTTTGGGGACAGTAGTATCTTTAATTCTTGTACTGAAACGGTTAATAATCCAACAAAACAAAGAGATCTTATCGGTATGCCACTTGGATTTGTATTTGATAAGTGTATCACACCAGAGATTGAGATAACTGGTGCAGGTAGTGGTGCGAGTGCAACGCCTATTGTTAATGAGTTTGGAAGAATCATTGCTACAGAGATTAAAAGTAGAGGATCTGGATACAATTCAAATACCTCGGCATCTATAATTGATAACACTAACAATGGACACAATGCAGAACTCAAGGTTCTGGTCAAGGGTGGAAGGATTAGTCAGATTGTAGTTATAAAATCTGGTTTTGGATACTGTTCCAACGTATTACCAATCGTACCCAACCCTGTTGGAATTATTACTGCAATCTATGTTGATAAACCAGGTATTGGATACACGATAGGTGATAGTATAATAATTCCACTGCCAAGAGTTATAGATGACCCTCTTATTCCAGGTGTTCCTGATTCACCACTGATACCTCTACCCACAGTAACACTTGATCCTACAGGTCCCGGAACACCCGGAACACCCGGAACTCCTACAGGTCCCGGAACACCTGGAACTCCTACAGGTCCCGGAACACCTGGAACACCTGGTGTAATACCTGATGGTCCAAATCCAGGATATGTTATTGTACCTGTACCTACACCCGGAAATGGTTCTATCGTTGATGTTAAAATACCAGTTAATATGGATGCAGAATATAATTTCATTCCAAAAATTGTAATAAATAGTAGAAATGGAGTAGGGGCAAATCTAATTCCAATTTTAACTTATAAGCAGTTGGATAATTTAGATACAACTTCTAATAGATCCGGTCTTGTAGGAATCACTAGTGTTATTGATTGTATATGAACTTAACAGAAGAAGAGTTTAAAAAATTAAAGAAAGAAATAATAGATGATCTTGAGGAGGATTACTTTGTGATGCGCCGCCCTGGATTTAACATTGAATCAAATTATGTTACTCAAGCACATGGAGTTGCTGAGTTGAGTATTACTACTGATGAGAATCAAGGTGTTCAGTTTTATAAGAAAGGAAACGCCAAGATATTAGCAAATAAATCTATTGAGATGGTTGCCGGGAAGGATCAAGAATCCGAGAAGTCATTTACAATTGTCCTTGACGCAAAGACTGGAAACATACTCCTCTCAGCAAAGGATGGTGATCTCATTTTAGAAGGTGGTAATGTAAAAATCATAGCAACAGATGAAGATGGTGATGTCTATATTAATTCTCAAAAGACTTTGACTATGAATGCCCCAGAGATTAATGCTAAAGGAACTAAAGTTTCTATGACTGCCACATCAGATATGCACGTCGATGGTGGGACAGTTGAACTCTATTCCCAGACGGGTTCTACTATGTTCTCTAGTGGTCAAGATGAGTTCCAGACTCCAACTAGTATTGGAACTCTTATTAATTTCGTTGCTAATGCTAAAAAACGTCTCGGGTCTATTATTACATAATCTATCATGTTGAAAGCTCCCAAGGTTGCGGCCGCAAAAGTTCAGATTGGTGCTTTTGATGCATCCAAACTCACAATATCACAGTTCGCTGCTAATGGTGTCCTCACTAATCCAGGTATTAGTATTTTTGGAGAGTCACTACAGTTCGGTGTGGTGAGGGCAGGTGTAACTATTGGAATACCTCAAGCAATACCCGGAGTGACCTTACCATTCTCTTTAGAAGTCAGTGGTATTGCTCAATACTTTGGTGTTCTAAATATTTTTGGCGTCGTCAATCAGTTTGGATTGAAGACGGCGTTTGGTGGTAACATAAAGAATGGATTCTCTTTTAAAAATTCTGTTGACGCAAAGAATGCTATCAACATTGGTAATGGACCTATTATTTTTAATGGATTATTATCCGCAAATGGTGGAATCAAAACCCCTATAATTATTGCAGAAATTGTAAAGGGAACTGTATCAGTCAGCGCGCCGATTGGTAATTTTCCAATCATGAATGGTATAGCATCCGGTAATAAAGTTCTACCATTTGATATTCCCCACTGGAAACAGAAAGGAAAAAGAATCAGACATATATGTGTAGAAGGTCCCGAAGCAGGAATTTATATCAGAGGTAGACTTAAGGATAGTAATGTGATTCAATTACCTGAATACTGGGATGGTCTGGTTGACTACGATAGTATCACTGTTCAACTACAACCTATCGGTGAAAGACATTACCATCTAAATGTAATGGAAATCGATAATGAAAAGATAGTTGTAAAGGAAGCAGACGATAAACCATTTGAATGCTTCTACCACATATGGGTAGCACGATGGATTGATCCTAGAAACCATGATGAAAAACTTCATATTGTTTATGATGGAGAAAGTCCTGCTGAGTATCCAGGTAAATCAGAAAACTTCTTAGTTGGTGGATGGGATTATGATCGTAGAGACACGCAATGGAGTAACGAATAATGGCTAACAGAAAAGCAGATATAATTAGAGATTTAGCAAGTCAACTTAAGCAGAGTGAGGATACCAGAGAAGGTATTTTGAGAATGCTTGCATTGAAGGACGCTAAGATTGATCAAATTGATGAATTGATTGTCAATATTGATAAGAAGGTTCCAGATCTTATTGCTAATATTAATGCTAACGTTACTCCAATTCAGACAGCATATGATTCAAGGATTAGTAGTGGATGTAAGAGTGATTTGACCTGGGAAATCACTGAATCTGGAACTGATTTTGATGATGATGACTACACAGTATACACTGTAGTAAAAAATAACACGAGGCAGCAAACAAATTTCTATGGTCAGAAGTATTATAGAAAACCATTGAACAGAGACTTTGGTGCAAATGTAATCACTGAAGTGAAAGGTAATGTAGATATTGGTACTGGAACTGGTATATCTACAATTGCTGTGACTAGTGCTAATGGAATTACAGGTATTGAAGTAGGAGATATTGTTACTGATAATCTAGATAGTCCAACGATTTTTAGTGTGGGTAGTCTACCGAGAATAACTGGTTTTGGAACTACATCTGTTCTTGGTATCACCACAACAGTCCAAGGCAATATTGGTGTTGGTTCAGATTTCTTTGTTGCTGTCGGTGCTGGATCAACACTTTCTGTTACAGTAGGTTCTGCAGTTTCAATGTTTAATGTCCTTCCTGAGGGTACGAGTGTGATTGCAATAGGAACAGCAATTGCTACTCTTCCATTCTATGATGATACTTTAGGAACTTACACAAATGCAGAGATCACCCGACCAGCATTTCAATTAAGTAACACTGCAACAACTTCTGCTACTCTTAGTATTATTCATGTTGGGGCAAACACCAATAAACCAACATTGATACTGGATAGACAAGCACAGAAAGAACTTGATGACCAATCATTCGTAATCATCAGAGATACAAAAGATATTGATAGTGATTTTGATTTTGCTAAGAGTCCCATTGACCCTGTTACGATTGGAATCGTAGGAAATCAGTTAGGAATAGGACATATATCAGAGATTGTTAATAATGGTGCTCCTCCTGGTCCTGAACAGTGGAGAGAAGTATTAGAGGAGGACGAACCTGCTATTGGTGCTGGACATGTTTTTTATTATACAGGCAATACTATTTGGCCCACTATTACTGATGATCAAGGTACAGCAACCTATGCTACATTGGGAACAACTCTAGTCTCTACTAGTAGTACTCTTACTGGTTCTGACTCAACATCTACAGTTACTTCTATTTCACCAACAGGATTAGTCGATGGTGTTGGTGCATGTAATACTTTAGATCAGAATATTACTAACTCTGAAGCAGCACTTGTATCAGCAGTTAATGCTAACCTTGCAGAAGTCAATCGTCTTAATGATCTTTCTCAAGCACTTAGATTGTATAGAGATGAGGAAGAACTGCAAGCATATGGTATGTTGCAGGGTGCAGCGTATGAAAGAAGCAGAGAAAACAAATCAAAATCTAGATCTGGAACCTTTGACGGTCAAGACCTTACTGCTTTTGATACATAGGGTTGACGACCTACCCCAAATCTGCTATAATATACAGGTAACCAACAAGGGATCATGGAAATCCAAAGAGAAGACCTCCTCTCACTCCGCCACCTTCAGGAAGACATTGCAGAACACTACTGTGATGATACTCGTGTTAGTGGAGAACTTTATTGGGAATGCGTCGAGACTCTTGCAACCATCAAACTTATGGAGTTGCGTGGGGAAGTAGTTTTTACCGACTAATGAAAGACTATACCTCTTTGTATTCAGAAATTCTAAAGTGCTACGACTATGAGACCAGAAACCCGTCAATCTATGGAAATGTTGTTCGCGGCGAAATGGAACTTACCCAAGGCAGCAAAGAATTGCAACCTAACAGAAAAGGAAATGAAGATTACATTCAATGAGTATTGTGTTTTTCATCCTCCCACTCACGATGTGTATGGTCAATTGAAAAGTGATCTTTGAATCATAAAAAGGTCCAAAAAAAATTCTGGTAAAAAATTCATCCCAGACCTTTTTGTGAGTGTGGCGGAATTGGTAGACGCACCAGACTTAAAATCTGTTGAGCATTATGCTCGTGGGGGTTCAAGTCCCCCCACTCGCATCGGGGGAGTACAAAAGATCTGCAAGTAGAAGCAGCGCCCCCCTTCAATAAAGTGAAATTTCTATTGGAGGATTGATTACCCTCCAATTTTTTTGTCAATAAATATTCCCAGAATAGGATACACAAATGAGGTATCATCTAGATATCAAGTATTGCTGGTTTACGAAAAAACAATTAGTATTGATGTATTTTATAAATGGTATCCCATATACATTTGATGATGTAGACGACAGTTTTTATTTGGACCCAGAGATTGTAGAATGGGCAAATGAAAATACACAGTATGATATAGATGATCTATATAAATGGTCAAACTACTTGGTAATGGAAGAATGTCACCCACTTATTTTTGATCTGGAACTTGATAATCCAGAATTGCTACCGGTAGATTAGAGACAGTTCTGTCTGTGATAAATAAAGCAGAAGAAAAATTAGTGCGCTGATAAAATGCCTCTTTCAAGATTAGAAAATTTTCTGATTAATACCGATGGTAATATTCTTTATGTAAACCCATCAGATCTGGACGCTACGGATAGTTTTGATAATAAAGGTAACTCTTTAACTAGACCGTTTAAGACTCTACAAAGGGCACTGATTGAAGCGGCAAGATTTTCATATCAAGTTGGTCAGGATAACGACCGATTTGATAGAACTACTATTTTATTATATCCCGGCACTCACTTAGTTGATAATAGACGAGGACTACAAGTAGGTCTGACTGGTGGTGTTGCAAAATATCGGAATCAAAATGATGTTGATGTAACTGCTAGCACTGATCTTACTCTGAATAGTGGAACAGTCTTTGATATAGAAAATGCTGGAAATGTTCTCCACAAATTAAACTCTGTTGATGGTGGTATTATTGTACCTAAGGGTACATCTATCGTTGGTCTTGACTTAAGAAAGACTAAGATCAAACCATTGTATGTTCCTGATCCAGAAGATGTAACTATTGATAGATCTGCAATCTTCCGTATCACTGGTGGTTGTTATTTCTGGCAGTTTAGTCTTTTTGATGGTGATCGTGAAGTTTTCTTCAACAATGACTATGGTACAAAGAGAAATCCTTCGTATTCTCACCACAAACTGACCTGCTTTGAATATGCAGATGGTGTTAATAAGAAAACTGTTACTGATTCAGAAAGAGAATACACTGACCTTCAGATGTATTACTTGAAGTTGATGAACGCATATGGTGCGAATACTGGAAACAGAAATATCATTGACTTCCCAGCTGCTGATGACTTCCAACCCAACAGTCCAGAATTTAAAATTGTTGGTGACCTGACCGCAAATGACTTTAGTATTGTTGAACTGAGAGCAGACACATCTGGTTCACCAAAAGAAGCAACAGTTACAACTGATGTTGATCACAACCTGAGCACAGACGATGCATTCCGTATCACTGGTGTTGGTGGATCTGCACTCTACGAAGGAAGTTATAAGGTTGCTGGTATCAACAGCACGCGCCAGTTTACGTATACTTTACCTGCTGATCCTAACCAGGATAACATTACAATTCAAAACACTGAGAAGGTTGTTATTGAAGCAGACAATGTAACAGGTGCTTCACCGTACATATTTAATATCTCTTTGAGATCTTCCTTCGGTATGTGTGGTATGCATGCTGATGGCAGCAAGGCAACCGGATTCAAGTCAATGGTTGTAGCTCAGTTTACTGGAATCGGCCTTCAGAAAGACCCCAATGCATTCCTGATTTATGATAAGGCTAGTGGAGAGTATAAGAATAACGCTACAGCACCTGCGAGTGAAACTAGACCACTCTACATTAACCAAAACGCAGTTTATTCTCCTGCTTATGAGAGTTTCCACGTAAAAGCATCTAATGACTCTGTGATTCAGGCAGTGTCTGTGTTTGCTATTGGTTTCGCAAACCACTTCCTTGCAGAGGATGGTGCTGACCAATCAATCACTAACTCCAACTCTAACTTTGGTGCAAAATCTCTGATCGCAAAAGGATTTAGAAAGCAATCCTTCAACAGAGATGATACTGGATATATCACTCACATTGTTCCACCAAAAGATCTCCAAGAACCTACAACCAATGTCAACTGGAGAGTATTAGATCCAACCAAGACTGATTCTGTTGGTATTACATCTCATCTTTATCTTCTTGGCGAAGATGATATGCTTAACCCACCATCTAATGTTACAGATGGTTATAAAGTAGGTTGCAATTTCAACGAACTTCTGTATTTGGATGTAGTTACCGATACAACTGCTGGTATCACCTCAACATACTCTGCACCAATCCTGATGGAAGTTCCAGCAGGGACAATTGATGGACCACAAGGAAAGAAAGTATTCAATGTAAGTAGAACTGCTGGCACAAATGATATAAACACAACTGATTTTATAATTACACTCACTGCTGATCATAATTTATCAGATGGTGAGAGCATCCGTATATTCAGTGATAATGGTAGACTTCCTGATGGTATTGAACCAGAAGGAAAGTATTTTGCAATCACTATCTCAGGTTCTGGAAATGAAAGTAAGATCAAAATTGCAAGCACATTCAATAATGCTCTCAATAATGTCCCTGTAAATATTAAAAATAACAAGGGTGGATTACTCAGAATTGAGAGTAGAGTAACTGATAAGATTCCCGGAGATGCTGGACATCCTATTCAATATGATACTACTAACAATCAGTGGTTCATTACCTCTTCAAGTATAACTACAACGAATAAGATTTTTGAAGCACTTGATGATTTCACGACTGTAATTGCTGCAAATAACGCAACAACTTATGTTCAGAGAATTCCAGAGAATCGTGATCTGGTTGATAGAATCTACAAGTTACGTTACGTAGTTCCTAGAGAATTTAAAAATGCAAAGGCACCTACGAAGAACTTTATTCTTCAAGAATCAAAAACAGTTAATGAAGATTCTACAATCAATACTATAAAATCAAATCGTAATCCTCGTGTTATTGCAAATGTAACCAGAGCTGGTGCTACTATAACTATCACTTCACAGCAAGAGCATAACATCAATATTGGTGATAGAGTTAATCTTAAAAATATTGTAAGTATAGGAAACACCTTAGGTAAGAATGATATATCATATAATGGTTACTTCAAAGTAGATAGTGTTCCTAGCACAATAACATTTAGAGTTTCAAATGCTCTAGTAGGTGCAGGTGATACTTACACCGATCAGATTGATGCTATCCGTACAGGTGGAGATCTTTCAAAACTTCCTGTATTTGAAAGGAATGAGTATAAGACCACGTATATTATTCAAGATGTAGAAACCATTCAAAAATACGATGATAGTATTCAAGATGGTATCTACTATCTCACTGTATTGAGATCAGATATCTCACCAGTACAAGATGATGGTTCTACTAATCCATTCTCAGGTAGGGAATATAAGCAGGATTTCCAATCTCTCTATCCAGTTGTTGATAGGGACAATAACGTAGTTGATCCATCGCAATCAATTTCTGCAGCATCTAATAGTTTATTAGGTAAAGTTTCTGCTGATAATAACCAGAATAGTATCACCAAAGAAGCTGCAATTGAATATATAAAAGATACTGGAGTTGGTATAGCAGTTACTGGAGCACTTAAGGTTTCTGGTGGTGCAAATGACGAGATTGATTATTTCTTTGAAAGAAATCACGGTCTGTTTAGTTTGACTTCAGTCGCACAGGTGAATGCTGGTGCTGGATATGGATCTAATGGAGATAAACTTTATAACGTAGCACTGAACCCTGGAAAGAATACTGTGTATGGTGCTGATGCAACAGCAGATGTTGTAGTTGGTGCTGGTGGATCTATCACATCACTTACTATTGTTAATGGTGGTAGCAATTATAAGGTTGGATCTGGACTTACAGTCACTGTTGCAGGTGGTACTGCTACTAATCTTGCTGCTTACACGATCGATAGTGTTACTCAAGAGCAAGATAGTGTTATTCAATTTATTGGTATTGGAACCATAAATGATAGAAAGACAAGTGGATTTAATGGTGTATATCGTTTTAGTAATGATTCAACTTCTCCAAATGTAATCAGAATACTAAATGGTAATCCATCTCCAGGTGTTCATACTACATCTAATGGTATCGCAGTTCTGGGTAGTAAGATGCTTAGTGCTGATACCATCGTTGGAACTGCAGCGACCACTCTAGTAGGAATTGTTACGGTAACAACTACAGCACCGTATCATGGATTAGCAGTTGGTAACAAAATTAGGATCGAACTTGAGAATTCTGATGCTGCATCAGAGACTGCTTTCAATAAAGATTTTATTGTTCAAGGAGTTACTGCTGATAATAAGTTTACAATTAGAGTGAATCCTGGTATTAGTGCTGCTCCTGGACTGCGGGAGTCTATATTCAAGTATGCTATTGGAGCACAAGGTCAAGATACTTCACTGCAAACTGAAAAAGTTGCTGGAAGTTTACTTAACTTCCAAGACAGATATCTTTCAACTCTTAGTAATAATATTACTAACATAACAAATACTGTGTTAGTTGATGACGATGATCCGAAGTCAATTTCCACAGGTGATTTTATTCAAATCAATGATGAAATTATGAGGGTCACTGCTGTCGCTGCACCTTCTGGTGGTAGTGTTGCTTTGACTGTTATCAGAGGTGTGATGGGTACAACATCTACAGCACAAAGTTTGGGTTCTGTTGTCCAACAAATCAAGATCATCCCTTCTGAGGTTCGTAGATTCTCTAGCATCCGTGCTTCTGGTCACACCTTTGAGTATATTGGTTATGGTCCTGGTAACTATTCAACTGCACTTCCACAGAGAATTCAAAGAACTCTTACGAGAGAAGAAGAACTGTTATCTGTTTATTGTGAGAAGAAAGGTGGAGTCACATTCTTCTCTGGTATGAACGACCGTGGTGAGTTCTTCACATGGGATGGAAGAATCAAACCACTTGAGAGATACATCAGTGAGGTTGGTAATGACTTCACCGGTATCTTTGATGACCTGTATGTAAGAAACACTCTGCGTGTTGGCGGTGGTCCTAACAGAAACCTGCCTTCCGAGTTTAGAGGACCAGTTAACTTTACCAATAAGATCACTAACACTGATACAGTTGATGGTATTACTGCGGTTAAACTGCAGTTACAGGGTAACGCTCAATCAAATCCATCCTTCCAGGTTGGTTCTGATGCAAATCCATCTCTGATTGTTAAGAAGTCTACTCAAAATGTTGGTATCAAGACTGCTAATCCACAATTTGAACTGGATGTTAATGGAACAATTCGTGCTAACGTCTACGAGAACTTCAAGTTAAGTGATCTTCCTAATACCAAAACTGAGGAAACAACCTTCGAGAGAAACCGTATCCTGAAAGTTAACAATGCAGGAACGGGTTATGATTTAGTTGATATTAATGTTCTTCCACTCTACAGACTTTCCAGTTATGGAGTCAGTAATGATGGACTAGTCCACACTGGAATTGGTGCTACTGTAGGTGGCAAACTGCAAATTACTGGAGTCAGTACTTCTACATTCTCAACTGGACAGAAAGTTAAGTTGTTCGGTGTCGGACTTTCTACTTCTCCCGTGACGGTTGGACCTTACACAACTATTCCAGGATTCACCAAGATTGGATCAAGTGCTACTAATAGAAGGTATCGTTACTGGTCTGCTCAGTTCAATCTGAGAACTGGTGATGTTGGTATTGGTACGCAACTCAGTCCAAAGGCAGGTGTCGGTCATACTAGTATTGATAACTTCAATGATCTGGAACATATTACACTCACACTGAATAGAACTAATGGAATTTCTAATGGTATCCTGATCTACCGTCAAGAATCTGCTGATGGTGATGCTGCTGATATCAATGACGCAAAGTTAGTTGCTATTCTTGGACCTAAAGAACTTGGATCTAATACAAGCGGCATTAATTATAAGGACTTCGGTGTTTATGATCAGACTGCCTGGAGTCAGAACACTGTTAAGAACGAGTATGATGAAGATCAAATTCACTTCCCTGCCATCGGAACAGAAGGTAAGAGAAGGGGATGGTCAATAGACGAGATTGTATCCATTGGTAATAGTAGCATCACAGTCAACAGAGCATATGATTTCAATAATGCTGTTGGATTTGGAACTACCACCTCTCTGAAAGTCGTTCACGAGAATACTTATGCACTTACTCAAGCAATGGATGATATTGTCGCAAGAGGTGGTAGTTACCTTGAACTTCCAAGCGGAACATTCCTTGCAGAGAAACTTATCGTTCCATCCAATTTCACTATTACTGGTGTAGGAAAGAATTCAGTTCTGAAACAACAGTACTTTGCGAATGATGAAACTGATGGAGCAGGAAATGCTCTTCAAAATGATAATATATTCATCGGTATTACTGCGGGCATCTCTAAAGATATTACATTTAGTGATTTTACAATTGATGGTAACAATACTAATCAGTATAGATTCCCTGATACAGCAAACGATGATTCTTATATGGTATATCTGAAAGGATTAATATCTGGACTCATAAGGGGCATTGAACTTCGTAATAGTTCAATGCATGGTATGACTATTAAGGATAGCACCAGAGTATCCATTGAAAACTCAACATTCGTTGATGGTTCAATGACTGATAGATATCCATACGAACCACTTAATGCATCAGAGACTACAAGTCTTAGAATCAATGACTGTCTCTTTGAGAACTATCCTGGTGCTGTTGATGTATCTGCTTCTTCTGTAGTTGTTGTTGGTGGTAATATCATTCGCAACTGTGGTCGCGGACTCAAGACATTCGCAACTGGTAAGATCACAACCACTGATAATATTATACTCGGACCTGCTGATGAGTTCATTCCATCACCAGATATCTTTGATAGTGACTTCAACGGTATCAATGTTACAGTTGATACATCTTCAGACTTCTTTGGTCCTGTGCTTCAGTATATTGAAGATGGAGAACCCAAGGACATTAGTTCCAGTAAGGTCACCATCACTGCTGGTATCGGAACTATGATCGGTACAGGTTCTACCCTAACAGGTGAATCACTCGGAACGAAGTTCCTTGACTTTGAAATTCATACAGATGATCAAGAACCTGGTCTTCAAGGTAGAGAGCAAGGTTATATCCAAACCAAGTTGGTTCAGTCTCAAGCCGCAACACTTGCTAATGTCTCAAATAAACAGCTTGGATATAGTATTGTTGGTGTTGAATTCCAAGACATACCAGTTGGTATGAGTACTAATATTGGTATTCAAACAGGTGCTTGGTATAAGAGTGGTATCAGTACTGTTGGAGCTGGTACAACTGAGTACAGAGTTACACTTTCTGATGCAGATCACTTTGCTAAAATTGCTGTTGGAGACATTGTTAAACTAGTGAGTCACCAGGTATCACCAAGTCTTTCCTCTAAGACTCTTACCGTTCAACAGAAGCAAAGTATCAGTGCTGATGAAAAACAACTTAGATTAGTTGGATTTACAACCACCTCAGTAACTAATGGTGGAGAAATACCAGGTACGGTGAATGGATATATAAGTATAAGGAAGCAATTCGTAATCGCCAAAGGAAGAGTCGGAGTAATCTAATCCATGCCAGACAATACAAACGTAAATGCTAATTCAGCGGTAACCGTTGTAGGTAGAACCGCTCCGGTCCCTCCTGGTCAACAAAAATCAGATAAATCTATCCCTGTTGTTATAGCAAGTGACCAGTCAACTATTCCTGTTGCTGAACAAAATAAGATTCAGTCGGAAGTTGCACTATCACTTCTGGGTATTCCTAGATCTGAGGTTGCTCTTGGTATCTTTGCTGATGTTAACACCTATGATGTCAACCCTACGGAATGGACAGCAACACCAGAACAGTTTGCTACTGTAGGTTCAACAGGATACACTGGGATTGGAACATTTGGTTGGGGTTTAACTCATGTTCCTGAGGAATCTGGAGCATTGGTTGAGGCACCACCTAATAAGTCTGCTATTTTAACATCCAAGAGATTCTTTAGATATCAACCTGGTCGTGTATCTTCTGCTACGTTTGGTGTTAAGACCACACTTCTGGATACTAATGGTATTGATGTCTTTAACCCGGCAGTTCGTAAGTATGGTATCTTTGATAATTACGATGGATACTATTGGGAGACGAGAAATAATGGAACCGGAGATAACTTCAGTGTCGTAAGAAGATCACAAGCAAATACTTTTGTTAATCCTGTTACATTTGGTAGTGCATCAGGTGAACAAACACAGGATTATGGTGTAACAAATCCATACGATCCTCTGGAAGCAAGAGCATCTGAATCTGTTGGTGCTGGTGCTACTTCTGTACCTACCGGATATACTAACCGTAAATTGGGTGATCTGGTTATCCTTCGTGATAACTTGATAATGACACACGCTGGTGTCTATGATGAGTCATTATTACAACCAAAGCATGAAGTAGGAATTTCATCAGTATATGATGCTAATGTAATTAGCATGGTTGGTCTTGCCAACTCAATTACAAACGCAGTATATAATATCGGGACCGGTTTGATGACAATCACAACCGGGAATGAGCACGGATATAAGAATGGTAAGTTCATTACCTTGACTGGTATCGCAATGACCTGTCAGTATAGTGCATCACCAAAGTATTATCCACAAAGAACAACTGGATATAATGTTGTAAGAGTTGATGGAGCAAATCAATTCACAGTTAATGTTGGTGTCTCAACCGTTCAGACATTCTATGCACCTAGTAGTGGTGCATATGTTGTTGGTCTTTCAACTGGTCAGTATGTTTCTTATGATAAAGGTTCCAATGGATCTGCAATTGCTGGACTGACTGATGAGAAGATTTACAAAATTGGTGCAGTTGGTGTTAACACTATCACCGGTATCAGTACTGCTTCACTTATAGACTTAAACGGCAATGCTGTATCCGGACTGACTAATGGTACAGGTCTTACATCACATAAGATTTGTACTCCAGTTCCATTTGTCCAACCAATTGCTAATAATTTAGTTAGCGGAAAGAATAAGTATAGTACTGTAGAAGCAACTGGTATGTTCCCATATCAGTATACTAATGCTGATAGTACTAATGAGGGATATATTAAGACTGATCGTCCAGTAGGAGAGTCATCAACTCTCAAACAGGAGATTGATAATGTTAACGATTACTACAATAAGTGGGTTAACCAGAACGTTGATATCCAATATTGGGGTGTCTATGAATATCGTGTCCCTAGAACTAGATTTAGTGGTGACCGATTAGATAACGAAACAAAGAATTTAATTTTCAGTGATAGTGTTGCATCTAATAGACCTGGTGATCCTGTCCTAGATGCAAATACTGGAGAAATACTAACTGATATTAGTATCTGGGACCTTGAATTCGACAAGGTTACCATGTACAAGGTTGAGTTCTCATGGTATGGTGCTGTTGGTGCTCTGTTCCTCGCGTATGTGCCTGTAAGCAATGGAGAAGCACGTTGGGTTAGAGTTCATCATCTCCGGGCATCAAACCAGTTGAAGGTCTCCTCACTGGGCAATGCGACCCTTCCCATTACGTATATGGTTTATGGTGGAGGTAACGAAAATAGATATGGTTATACTAATACTCTAAGAAAAAACTCAGCGTTTGGATATGGATCTGCATCAGAACATATTGTTAAGTATGGTGCCTCATACTACATTGATGGTGGTGATCGTGGAACCGTCAAACTATTCAGTCACGGAACCCCACAAGAAGAAGAAGTATATGGATTGAAGAGAAAGTTCACAGTTGGAAGTGGAACCACACAAGCAAATGTTTCTCAAGCAACTGTTGTTGCAGATCCATATATCGGTGCTGGTTCCACATCAGGTTTATCTACTGCTTATTACATTGGCGCTAAGATTATTACATCTGATCCACTGGACCAGAATATTGAAATCACGTATGTAAATACCACCAACAGTAGGTTGCATCTCAACTCTCCTTTGAATTCTACTAGTCATCCAAATGGTATTACTATTATTCCTAACCGTGTAACACCACTGGTTGGTATCAAGTGTAGAGACTTTATCCAAAGCAGCACAGGTAGAAATGTAAGAAATAGAACTCAGGTATATCCTACTAGACTTTCTACTGGTTCTGATGCTGTTATTAAGGTTGATCTTCTGAAGACACCAATCTTCCAGACAAACTCTGTAATAGTAAAACCATCTTTATCACTTCCAATATTAAGTTCTGAGATTAACATTGGTAAGAGAGGTAAACCAACTCCTGTTGCAGTTCCCCTCAACACATATACTGGAGCACATACATTTGTTCCTAGTAGCAGCGACCTTGCAAACGCAATTGCCTCGTTGAATACTAGCACTAAGTATGCAATCACAGCAGTCGCATATAATTCAGCAACTGGTACTATCACTGCAACTACAGGTTCTGCTCACGGATTAAGTGCTGGAACTGAAATCAGAATCAGGAAAGAATCATTAGCATTCACTTGTTCCCTGGACAACAACACTGCTGTTAAGGTGTATCCTCGCACCACTGACCCAATCTTTGATGGTAATGCACCTGGAGGAACACCTTTTGGCGGAGCAATCTCTGGTGATTACAGCAGACCAGTCACACTTCGCAGTGGAACAAGTGGAAGTACATTAGTATTCAGTGTTACTACTGATGCAAGTTCAGGATCTGTTCCTTCTTCTGCTGAATACATCAGAGACATTGGTGGTGGTGCTTATGGATACTTCAGAGGACGTTTTGAAACTGATGCTACCGGTAAACCAATCTCGGTTCTTGGTTATCTAGAGAACAGAGGAAAGGATAGAACCAAGAATATTGATACTGATGACTACTACTTCTATGCACTGAATGCAAATTCTGATTCTATTGTTCTGAACGCTACAGAACCATTCATCAGAGAAGAAGATGCAGACCCAGAAGGAAATGCAACTGCTACTGAACCTGCATCATTTACACTTGCTCAACTGTCTTCCATTAAGGTTGCTCCGCAACTTAGGTCACCGATACCGAAAACTGGAACGATTGTAGCGAGTCTATACATTCCTGCATCGGGTGAGAACTATGATCTATCACCATACTTTGACTACAATAAAGAGTATCTTTCATTCCCCCTAACTAATGTTGTAGACAGTCTGTATCTGTGTGGTTCTACTCAGAAGAATTATTTGGCGGACAATGTATTCTCTCCATCAGCAACTACACCTACGGCAAGAGCAAATGTATCAGCAAGTCTTACTTGGGAGGAGCAGTGATCGATGGCAAATGGGGGAAAGGATATAAGACTGGGCGATGACAAACGTCCAGTCAGCGTTATACCTAATAACGAAGATTTTCTATACAATATAGCAAACGGAGAAATATTAAAAGACGAGTTTGGAAACCCTCTGGTTACAGAGGCTGATCAGTTTTTTGCTTTAGATACTACGGCAGAAAGATCTACATCTATTGTATTTCCAAAAGAAACAGCAAGTGCATTTGGTAGATTAATTTTTAATTCTGTTGGAACATTTTCAACAGTTACATATAATACGAACTTTGATGTTCGTATCAATGCTGCAAGTGTATTACAGCATGGTGGATCTGCTGTTGGTTTTGGAACAACTGTTGCTCTCGCCACTGGTAGTTCTCTTAATGGTAATTTTGTAGATGTTGGTCTGGGTGTATCTGATATACAGTTTACACAATTTCCTTTCCTTGATGTTAAGACAAAGACCGATCAGGGTTCAGACGAAAGAAATAAATTATATTTTCTTGATGATATTCTCAACAATAAAGTTGCAGTCAATGATAAAGTAGAGGGTGTTGGTATTCCAGATGGAACTTTTGTATCAAAAGTTTTTCCATCTTATATGCAGTTGTCAAACAATGTTGACGCTAGTATTTTGTCTGGTATTACAACCAATACGATAGGGATTAGGAAAGCAACTCTTCAACTTCAAAAATCAGATAATGTTTTTAGGATTGAGGAGCAATTCCAAGAAACTAGTGAAGTAAGTTCATCTCTGCTTGGTATTCCCCGTGCAGAAACTCAATTAAGTTTATTCTCTAATGTATCATCATATGGTTTGAACAATGATGAGTTTGAATTCTTTACTTTCAATAGTGGAAATAGTTTTGCGAGTTGGGATACAAGATCAAATGCAATTTATGGTAACAGATATAATGCTAGCAGAAGTGAAGAAGTACAAGAATCTGCAATTAAATTAGAAGCATTTCCAGTACCATACTCATATCCATTCAATGCTTCATTTGATGATATTGGATTTTATAATCCGACTTTATTTGGATTTTATTTGAAGTTTATTCAATTGGGAAACAGACTATACAATTACTATAATACTGGATCGGGAGCATCTCAAGGTTATCCTAGTGATTGGAAGAACAAATTTCTTGATCCAGCAAAAGTATATGTTTCAAATAGTGATGTTATATATGCAATAGGTATTAGTGATTCATTTGCAGCAATTGACACCTGGACTGATACTTGGAGAGATATCTCTGCCGGTGTTCTTGTAGATGCAGTAAGCCCAAGTGTTACATTTAACTTTGGTAAAATTAATGCATTGGGTCTAATAGGAGCACCATATACTTCTACTACTACTCGTCCTGGATACAGTGGTGGATCTAAAAAATATTCCTATCTCCAATCAAGAAGAGTATTCAGATATCAACCTGGTCGTATCAGTGGATTTACTTTTGGTTTAAGAGCGTCTGTCGAACCACAACCAGGTGCTGTGATGGAGTGGGGTATCAAGAACCCAACAGACCAATACATATTTAAAATTAACACAGGCAATCTTTCTATTATTCGTAGAAGCACGATACCTCTTCCTGAATCTGCATTAAAAAGAAGTGGATTGACTAACTTAGATCAAAAATTTGAACCTACTGGTGATCCATATAATGGTAAGTCATATCACACTATTGAAGTTCCTTCTGATAAATTTAATCACGATCAATTGAATGGTAACGGACCATCAGGATATAATATTCAACCTGAACGTGTTACTATGTACAAGATTGAGTTCGGTTGGTATGGTGCTATTGGTGCTAGATTCTACGCTTATATTCCTGCTGGTGTTGGTGAAGCACGATGGGTAAAGATTCATACATTTGTGATTGAAAACTCAGTTGGTTCTCCTTGTTTAGAAGACTCATTCTTCAGATTAACTTATTCAATAGACATAACCAATACAGAACTTCTTAAAGAACCGGTATTCCTTTATAAGTATGGTGCTTCGTACTATATTGATGGTGGTGATGAAGGAACTACTCGGATATTCTCTGCCAGTTCCAAAATAAAAGCAATTAATAGTATTTCATCCAGATCTTTACTTGGAATCACACCAAAAAACTTCATACTGAATAGTGTTGGAATAGAAATTAAAAACAAAAAATTAATCATTCCAACCACTCTGAATATCACCAGTGATTCTTTAGCAAAAGTTGAGGTTGCAAAGTGTAGAGCATGTCCTGGATTTGCACATGTATATACTCCTGGTATCGCTGCAACTACTACTGGTCCAGAGGTTCAAGTTAGATTGACAGGTCAAAATACTCTTACAGCAGTTAATGATACTTACTTCCAATCATCTGATCTAAATTCAAAGATTATTACTCCAAGTATTTGGAATGCATACATTACTGAACTTGAAGATGATACTCCTGTGGGAAGTGGAAAATCATTTACAACTGCAACCATCAAAGGTTATTCAGGTTCCGATGGGTATCCAACGTTATCAACTTTGAATTATGATGTTCTTGTGAAGGATAATGTTTTAGGAATTACAACTACTTTAGCATCTGGTCCTACAGTTCCAAACTATCCACATCCAGTTCGTTTGAGCAGTCAGGATAATCATTATGTTGCTAGTAATTTTAAGTTTACTGGAAATAAGATTGAATTTCAATACTTAAATCCCGATACTAAAGATTTATATTCACATTATGCAGACTTTACACTTGGTATAACGAATTATGAACCCGTAATAAATGGCAATGAATTATCGGGATTCAATAAACCCGGAGTAGGAACAACAACTATTCTAAAAACAAAGGGTGTAAATCCAGAAGTTGTCTTTATGGAGCACACTCACTCTCGGGTTTCTAGAGATGAAATTGGTGTTAGACAAGGTGAAGTCTTTGACGGTGGAATCTTTAGACCAATTAGAGGTGGTATTGATTCAAGAATTCCTAGACCATCGGGTAATGATAGTGGAACATGTTCTAGGGTAGTTGTTGAAGTTCTTGATTCAACTCCGATCAGTGCTTTGAATGAAGTTAACTTTTTACCACCAAATGGAACCAATCCTGATCCTCTAGGGAGAATTTACTTATTAAAACCAGGATTATTCCCCACAGGTATTAATTTTGATGGTGGTCAAGTTAAGTTATCAGACTCTGCATCAGCATCATCAGCAAAATATATTGGAGAGGTTCAATCATATAGTGATGCTGATGGAAGTATATTCAGTTTCGTTCAGATTAGTGAGACTCTCTCCAATCCATCCTCCGATTTCTCTGTTGAAATTAGGCCAATTAAAATTACAGCAACTGGTAATCCAATCAGACAGAAACTGTTTAACTTTGATCCATTCCCATTATATTTCTTTGCTAAATTGGGCGATAATGCTACAGTTAATAACATTTCAATCAAAGAAACATCAGGTGGATTTCATAGAACAATCTCGCCTAAGTTCTTTGCATTCGGTGAAAACACTGCGATCACTAATGCTGGTGGACAAGCAGACGTAACTGGAGCACCACCAACCAACTTTACTGAGGTCACTAGATTATCATCTGCTCTAATTGATGTTCAAAATGAGCAGAACTTGAGACCAACTACAATTATAGATACATTATTCATTGGTGAAGATCAGACTCTTGAAGTTGATATGTCTAAAATCTTTGGACAAGATCGTAATGTAATTACACCAGACAATAATAACATCGAATCAACATTTTTGGTTGCTAAGAAAATTTCTGCTGGTAGTGGAGAGATTGAAGCAACATTGAACTACAAAGAACAATAATAAATAAAAGAAAACTTAGGTTATAATGGCAGACCGTAGACCCCTCATAATTAATGCTAGTGCAAATCAGATTCAGGAGTTCACTGACTCTGACAGTTTGGTGCTGTCTGGTCAATCATTGAAGTTTCTTTCGCCACTGATTGAAAGAGTAAAAATTTTACCTGATGTATTAAGTGCTTCCATATACACACATAATCTCATCACTGATGGAAATTTGCTTATGGTGACTGGAGCACCAAGTGCTCCTTTTGCAATCAATCTAACTGGTTCTACAGGCGTTGATATCGATGATGTAATGGATGTTGGAAACTCACTAGCATTTTCAATGTTCATTAATGCAGGGGTACATTTCCTGTATACTTTTACAATTGATGGGAGTGCAAATTTATTGAACAATATATACTGGCAGGGTGGTGCGGATCCTCAAACCAGAGCAGGTACTGGATATGATAATTATTCTTTTACACTTATAAAGACTGGAACAAATGCATTTCAAATATTCGGTGCTCTAGCTAATCATGCTCAGTAATTTTCACGTAAAGCAACAACCCACTGCGGGTTCTACTGGTCTTGGCGGTGGAGTTTCTTCACTTTCAAGTGGAACTATATGGCAACCTCGTGCAGATTCTAATGCTCAGTATTTGAAAGTTGCATACAGTGGTTTATCAGAGCACGGTTATAGAAATGTTGCATCTCTCATCAACAAAACTGGTACTTCAAGTCCAGTATTCATCCCCCGAGGAGCAAATAAACCAATTTTCAATCACACAGTCAAAAAGTGGTCACACTATGATAGTTCATTAGAGTTGGGTGTTAGAACTGGTGGTAACTCTGGTTGGTTTGCTTCTGAAGACCCAACTTCAGCATCAGTAAGAGACGTTCAAGCATTTGGAAGTGCTAACTATACACTTGAGACTTGGGTGTATATTCCAACGTTTGCAACATCTGTAAACCCAAGTTCTGATGACCCAACACTTGCTTTATTTTTCCATACCGATGATGTTGATAAAGGTTTTAAAGTACTAATCACTGGTACTAATTTTTCTAATAGTCCAGATTATGGACTTTACTTCACTGCACCCCCAGCAGGAACTTGCACTGCTCATACTTCATCAAATGTTTTTTCTGTAAATACCTGGCATCATATAGCTGTGGTCAGAAATGGGAATGGAGATAGTAATCTTAAATTATACATTGATGGAGTCAATAGGACTGCAGTTTATGCTGGAACACCGGGTGTGAATCAAACTTGGGATTATACTGGACCACTTTTCTGTACTGCACCACAAGATGCCAATTCAGGTATTGGAAATCTAAATGCATGGAATACAACAAAATTCCAAGACTATAGAATCTATCAAGGTGTTGCAAAATATACATCTAATTTTAGTAGCAGTCTGCCCGACTCAATGTTTGTTAAGAACTAAATAGCACTATAAGGATTAGATATGGCACTTAAGAATCCAAAATTATTTGGTCTCGATGTTAATAGGGTATTTGCTGACGTTAGAGATAAATTTATAGCTCTAAACAACATCAATTTACCTCCAAATGATCTTGAAATTATTTTTGGATCAGCAGCTGCTGGTGCTCAACTATCAGACTGGCGTAGTTTTTCAAGATTAACTGAACCTTTACATGAAACTTTAGATAGATTCAGTAGAGATAGTTCAGTTTTTAGTTCATTAGTATCAGCTAGAGCAGGAACAGAGAGTTCATTATTTGGTAATTTAAAGATTAATGGTGCTCTAAGTGGAAGTGCAATACGATATCGTTACATGGATGGAATCGGTAGCGGAGCATCAGTTAAGTTTGCAGATATATCAACGTCAAGAATTAGTGCTTGGAGTTCTTCTGATCCCAGAGCAACCAACCCAGACCCTATTATTCAGGGGAGGGCAAAGATTTCTTATGGTGCAAGAATTAAAATTGTAAGTGGTGGAGAATTAGAATTTGGAACACAAGAAACTGCATCACCTGCAGTAACTGGTCCAAGATTACAGACATCTATTGTCCCACAAATAAAAGAGTTTGAATCAGAGTTTCCTACACATGAAATTCAGGCAACTCTTAATAATACCACCATCAATTTCTATGCTATGAAGGGTATCCCTGTTGTATTCAAGGGATTCTTTAGAAGTTTAGATGCAACTATTGAATTGACGCAGTTGATTAATAACACCGCTGCAAGTTGGAAGATTGTCGAGACAGGAAATGTAAATGCATATTCAAATTATGCAAATATAGGTGCTATTTCATCATCAATATCTTATAGATCTTCTGTCTCTAGAGAAAGATTTATACAATTCTATTATAACCCAGACAATATTAAGAAAATAATATTATCTTCAGCAAACATCAGTGAGTTACCATCAGTCAAGTTTGCTAATGCGGATTACATAGATTTCTCCTATAATAATTTAAGAAATTTTCCAGACTTAAATTTTGTTGCACCAAATGTTTCAACATTACTATTGAGAAGAAACCCATTCTATTTGAGCGAGACTGAAAGTGAAAGAAGGTTACAGAACACTTCCTATAATGGGACTAGTCAGACAACTGGAACTGTTTTAGATAAAATTCCAACTACACTTACTCAGATTTACCTTGAGGGAACATTCAGTGGTTCAATCACACAAAATATATTTGCGAATAGATTCCCACAGTTAATTGTATTTGATATTGGTAGAGGTGGTGGAGTGGCGTTCCATCCTGACTCTGTAGGCAGTAGTGTACTTCCTAATGTCCCTAACAGCGTTGAGTCTTATAATACTCAATCAAATGATTTTAGATCAATTGATACATCTGCATCAGGAACTGGTAATACATTTAACGTCACTCAATTAACAAATCTAACCACTCTCAATCTTAGTGGTAACTATTACTTATCTGGTGCTTTTGCTATTGCAATAAACAATGTTGTAATTAAGTCAATTAATATAAGTGGTACGGGACTGTCATTCCCAACTGGAGTTCAAGGAAAATCTTCACTAGAAACATTCAATGGATCATATGGTAGAGGTCTTGGACCACTGGTTGACTTGCCGAACAATAAAACTTATGTGTTTGATAATTGTGTTAATCTGACAACCTTAAATCTGTATGCTGCTAGTGGTATAGTTGGAAGTAGATTTCCAGTATTCACAAACCCTAGTCTAACTTCTCTAGATCTGAGATACACTAACATCAAAGGTGGAGCACCAAATGGTGATGAAACTTATGTAATTCCAAGAAATACTTTCCAGTATGCAACCAAACTGAGTACTCTTTCTATCGATTCCGGCAGTCTATTAACTGCTCCTATTGATTTCAATGCTCTCTCAGATTTAGTAAATCTTTCTTCTTTCTGGTATCGTTCTTATGGTAGAACTACTGGTGGTATTCCAAATTTCCAAAGTAACCCAAACTTAACAAGCATTTATATACCAAATAATGCATTTGAAGGATCACCACCAAATCTAACTGCTAGTCCAAAAATTAGTTCTGCAAATTTTAGTAACAATAATCTTAATGGTATAATACCAACTTATCAAAATTTACCAAGTCTAACACAGTTGCAGTTTCAAAGTAATCAATTAATAGATATTGGAGAATTTAATAATCTGCCGCAATTAACTGATCTTTATATACAAGACAATTTAATCGGTCAAATAGGAAATGCAAAAATACCAGACTTATCTGATTGTCCAAAGTTACGATATTTTACAGCATACAATAACCAATTTAAATACTATACACTCGGATCATTTACAAATTTATATTTAATCAGAGTTATTGATTTGTCTGATAATCCTCTGACTGAACAGTCAATGGAGCAAATATTTGAAGATCTATATACAAATTGGCAGTCTGTAAACCGTGGAGGTGTTACCATCAATCTCCGTGGTTGTGGACCCCAAAGTGAACTTGCTTTAGAATTTGTTGTTATTTTAAGATCCAAAGGTTGGTCAATTAGCATAGATTAAAGTACAATGGCAATAGCAAATCAAGGTTATAGACAAGATCTAAATTTTTTAGAACATGCAAATGATACACTTGCTCTGAGTAATTTGGGTGGAGTTGGACTTGCCCAAGACTTAAGAATTATTCAGAATAATCTGAGGAATACTTCTCGTCTTCCATTTAATTCTTTCAATAAAACTACAGACGAGTTTATTTTTACCACTGATAAGGTTATTGGTGTATCTGCGATCAGTTCTATACCCGATACTGGTTTATCAAATACCAGTTTAATTACAGTAGAACTAACAACTCCATATCATACTTACCCTGGAGGATTAGTCACAGTTGCTGGCGTTACTGGAACAGGTTCAACAATTTTCAATGGTAGTTATCCTTCTATTTTGATAGGGGCAGGGGGCACCAATGTTTCATATAGAAAACCCAACTGTGTATACACTGGTTCTGGAGACAATGTTTCAAGTTCTACGGTAACATATGCATCAAATACAGACAATGTATACACAAATGATGATGTTGTTACTGTAAGTCAATCTGTAGATGTAGGTTCAACAACATTAACTGTTGGAACTAAGTACTTTGTTTGTGATTCTGATGGTTTGAGTAAATTTAAATTATCTTCTACTCCTAGTGTTAGTGGTATAAGTACAGTTAATATTGATGTTGATCCTATTGAGTCTCTTGATCTTGCATCAAGTCATTTTAACTTCATCAAAGATGAACCAGTAACGAGACTAAATTTAGAGAACTTTATAAGACCAGAGATCCAAGATAAATCCACTTTTGGTTCATATTTAAATACTTCAATCAATGGTGTATTTGATTCCACACAAACCAAAATAGAAAATTCAAATTATTTTATCACTAAGAAGTACAAGGGAGCAAATAGCACAACTGTAGATACAGAAATCAAGTTTGAAGGGACCGTAAATTTATTTGACCCTGGTAATTTTAACAGTAATAATAATAATGTTAATTCTACGACTGCGATTTCTCCAGGTATTTTCATCGGTGGAACTCGTGCATTCTCTGCTGATAATAATCCTTGGACTGTTGCTGGAGATTTCCTTGAAACCAATGCTGATGAAGTTACAATAGGAGAACTTTTATTCGGTGATGAAATTAAGATTGATGGAATAACTGTTAATGCAACATCATTTAGTGATATAGATAATGATGTTACGGCAGAAACATTTACCCATAAGGTTCCAATCGTAGTCAATGGCGAGACATACTATTTGTTAATGACTCCAAACTAAAATCAACTTTTAATTCCAAAAAAGGTCGGAAAAAATCTCTGGGTAAAAATCAACTCAGAACCTTTTTTGGAATTATCGACATAATACATCATATACAACTCCATCACCACATTTTAACTGAATATTTGTAGATGAAGTATTAGTTGATCCTGGTGTAAGTGCGGTAATATTACTTGTATTGACTGTTGCCGTAAGATTATCAAATATAAGATTTCCACCCTTAATCCTTAAACTGTCTGCACCACCGGAAATGGTCTCTAATCCCTCTTCTGTTGGATTGAATGGTGGTGAAGTATCTGTTGGGGGGCAGCAGAGTGATTTGTCTTCAGTAGAACTAGTAGCAGTGAAATTGGAACCAGCAACAATATTTTTTTGTGCTACTGAGGAGAGTGTAATTGTATTTCCAGAAACTGATGTAATTGTGGTATTATCAGCAAATGGGAATCCTTGAATTGTTGTATTTGTTAAGTTATTGGTATCAGAAACTGTAAGTACATTAGAACCTGCAACTGCTGCTTCCGTAACAAGCACACATCTAGTTTCATTTGCTGGACAGAATGCAGCCAGTGCTGTATCAATCAGACCTCTAGATTCGTAAAAATAAACCCTTCTAGTAGAAAAACTATTTACACTATTATTTCGTGTAAGTCTCCAAGCTATACCTGCAGGATTCTGATTCCAATTATCGAATCCCGGCAACGATGTATTACTAATACTAGCAACTATTGTATGAGTTCCGGCAGTAACATTTGATATAGTAGTTGTTTGACTTGTTTGATATGGTCTATAACTTGGTGTTGCTTGTGGTATTGTGGCAACAGTAGTACCATCAAAAGTTATAGTTCCAACATCGTCTCCAGAATGTTCTAAAGTGTAATCACCAGGAGATTTAATATTCAATGTATATGTTGTTGAATATGTTTGTCCTGTTGTTTCGACATTTCCTGGTTCATACCATACACCATAAGTTCTCAAAAATGTTCCCCATTCAGTTCCCTGTGTTGCATTAGAAAATACTGAATCTGAAAGAGTGAAATTATTACTATTGGGTCCTCTTGAATCAAATGTTTCGGCAGGAGTAATAAGTACTTGACTGGATGAACCAGTAGTAGTAATTCCGGTATATGCTTCAGAATTATTCCAAATTGCAATTTGCTTACTCTTTAATCCAACAGTATTTCCAGAAGTAATGGTCATAGTTCCACTACTACTACTTGCTGTGACTCTTTTCACAAAACCACGATGATCTACAAATCTAAGTCTAACACCAGAACCAGAACCTGTTGTTACGGTATCAATTACGATGAATGAATTGGTAATAATCTGAACAACACGAACTGGTGTGTTTGCGTTACCTGTTAATCCAGTCGTTGCAGCAAATACATAGTTACCAACTTCAACGTTTGTTGTATCACCTATTGATAAAATTTTAGTGCCTGCACTCCAAGATACACTTTCCACTGTTTTTCTTTCAATTTGAGATAATGATTCTTTAGGTATATACTTAATATCAACTTTTTTGTTTGTTAATACTTTTACATAGTCTGTTGAAGTCAATCCACCGATTCTTTCCCCACCATCTTCTTTATTACCACCAAGCAGTATAGATTCCTCTAAAAACTTATTAATATTACCTTTTACTACTTCACTAAAATCATAATCTAAAGAATAAAGATTATTATAGCGTAGGGGTATTCCGTTTGATCCCGGTTGGGTGAATCCGAAATTAATTGATCTAAGAACTCCTCTAAGACTTGTTGTATCAGGAGGCGCAAAAACTCTAAATCTGACTCTATATTTTCTAGACCTTTCCAGTATATACGTTGAATAACTTATAGTTGAACCTTCTCCTAGAGTTCTTCCAAATGATACATTAGTAGTCCCTGATGTATTAATAGAATTACCATCTGCATTTTCAAGTGTAATCGCACCTGTAGATCTACTAACATCAGTTACCTTGGATCCTAATACGATTCTATTATTTGATGATGCAGTCACTGTCATGCCAGTTCCAACATTAACTACGTTTGCAACTGGAATTGTAACTGTATTACTTCCTGAAGTAGTACTGCCAGAAATTGTTGTGGTTAAACCAATTCTAGCATATTCAGTGTATGTGCCGACACCAGAAGTATATCCTTCTGTTTCAAAATCAATAGTGAATGCTAAAGTGCTGCTTACATTAAAACTATATACACCGGTTCGTGTTGGAACGAAGAAACCTTCCCATTGCACTCCACCAGCAGCACTTACTGATTGTGGGTGAATTTTTCCAGTATAATCAAACTGTCCCGATTCCCAGAATGTATCACTTGGTATTGCTCCACCATTTGCAGTTGTAATTCCAGTAAAAACGTCATCTGTATCTTCAACTTCGTCTTGGTTAAAATATTTTGCAGTAAGACCATTACCACCATTTAATCTTGGTTCTCCAGAAGTAACCCTAAAGGTATCTAAACGGTTCTGATATGTAATTGCAGGAGTAATAGCATTAATACTACCATCGGGACTAGTTTGTTTTACCGAACTTCCAATGAAACTTTGATATTCACCAGCAGTTAATCCAGTCGTAAAGATGGTGCGGAGTGGTTCTATGTCTTCTGATATGAAAGTACCATCAGTAGTATCTACAAGGGTATCTAAAAGATTATTCAACGCTTGCTTACTATCTGAAAGATCTCCGAAGTTCTTATCTCTCCTCAGACCAGTTCTCTTATAGATTTTTCTTGAAGATGCCATCTTTGACTTTTTCTAGTATTTAGTGTAAAATAAATAAGTCACCTACACTATTTAAGATTTATGGACCCAGATAAGATGCTCGAAGAACTACAAACAAAAGAAACAGAGATCAGAGCAGAATTAATTGACCTAGAAAAACAGTTCAATGTAAAGAAAGAACAATACCTCAAAATCCAAGGTGCATTAGAAGCATTATCACTGGTTGGAGATAACAACCAAGAAGAAGGATAAATAAAAGGAGACTTATATAAGTCTCCTTTTTTGGTATATACCGAGACGAATAAATGGCAACACCTTTTAGGTTAAAGAGGTCTTCTGTAACTGGGAAACGTCCCGAAGTTTTACAGAAAGGCGAATTAGCAATCAATTTTTTTGATGGTCACCTGTTTGCAGAAAGAGATACAGGTGGAGTTGGAATTGGAACCACCATCACGCTTTTAACTCCTTGGAAGGAGTCATTTGGTGGGGGAGCAATACAATATGTGGGAGTTGTAACAGCAACTAATTTTCATGGAGAAGGTGGTAATTTAACTCTCGGTACTCCAACGTCTGGTAGTTTTAGAGGAGGAGCATATACACCAGCAGCAAGTCATAAAATTGATGACTCGGTAGACGAACTTAACTATATTTTAGGAAAACTTGTTCCAGCACAACCAGATAATATTGGTGGTGTTTCATTATCTTTGACTGGAACAGCAGGAAACGGCAGACTTTGTGCTGGATTCACACCAACTAATAATAGTGGTGCTTCTGCTCCAGTAGCAGGAACTCAATATACGAGAAATACTGATAGCACGATTACAACTAATTACATCACTCAATACGGTCCTGGTGACTCTGGAACAGTTACCGGTTTCGTTAATGCAGTTGGAGTCGGAACAACAACACTCAATATCTCATTCGGACTTTATGCAGTCAAGTCTGATAATGGAACATACGATGCATTGCAAATTGCAAATGATAAGGATGCAGCAGATTCTTCAAGAAATGTTGGAATTTCTTCACTATTCTATGAAGTCTATGATGCAAGACTCATTAATGCTGCATCACCTGATGGATATAATAAAGCACATATTAATCAAGGGTCGAACAATACAGCAAATGTCTTCTGGTATGAAGATCCAAGCACGGTTGCAGCACCAGTAATTTCATTCAGTGGAGTCACTGCACCTAGTAGTCCAACTCTTAGTTATTCATCTGGTGTCGCACATTACACACAAGCAGCAGCAAATAACTTTACCTATACAATGACGGTCACCAATGCGACTGGTGATATGTATAGTGATCATACTTTTGTAACATCAGACGGTCAAACATCTGGTTTTGCAAATCCTGGAAACAAGACATACACCAACTTCGGTGGAGCAAACCCACCAGTCAGAAACTTTGGTGTTGGAAGTGGTGTTGACTGTGTAATCACAAATACAGTTAGAGATTTACACCTCACACTCACATCTGATCACTTCTCAAGATACGATTCCTCTACTCCTTATGGTTCACATAACAACCAAAGAATAAGTTATAGCACAAATCTCAATATCATGGGCACCACTGCCCGAACCGATAAGATTGATGAAGATAATATTTTAATTACTTCACTCGGTACTGGGTCTGGTAATGCCGATAGGGTCAATGCAGGAGCGACTGGAGACAACCCAACTGCAATCTACACTGCCTGGAACGCAAACTCTGCTGTTGCCGCATATGAAGCGGTTGTGAGAGGAGCAGTGTTAAGACATGATCAAACCAATTATTCAACTGGTTATCTTCCTGCTGGTCCTAATTATTCCTCTGGTAGAAGTGGAGCACAATATTTTCAGATGGAACTGATTCGTTCTAATGTTTCTGAGTTTAATATTGCAGTGACTGGTTCTTATGGCGGATGTTGGATCTGCTTACCTGATAATTCAGCATGGACTTCATCATTATCAGGTACAAATGGTTGGGCGAGTATGTTCGCAGCATATCGTGGGTCTGGTGTTCCAACATCAGCAGAACCTGGATGTGCCTCTGGTGGAAATATGAGTGGTTCTAGCGGAACATTTACTTCTGTATTCGGAACTGAATCATCGTCAAACGATAGCAACAATAGAATTCTAATCAGATGGCGATTAGACAATGGTGATTCTATCACCGCTATGTCATTCTCCGCAACTTAATAAGAGAGGTATAAACAGTGGCAGCATCACAAGAACAAAAGGTAGACTTTCTCTTAAAGAAAATTGGATACGTAGCATCCAAGACTGGTATTGCGGAAGATGAAAGTAGTCTCACAGGCACCAAAAAGGCACCATTCGGTGAAGCAATTCCTTCACCATTGGTTGTTCCCGCAACGAACATATGGTCAGATAGTTCTCTGATTCCAGCAACACCACCTGGTTCAACAGGTGCTACTGTTCAGGTATATCTGGCAGGAACTTCTGGTCATAGAATGACTGCTGATAGTACGATTTCTGGTAACAGAACGTTCATAGCATATTCAACGTATAACAATACATCAACTGCAATCCTTGGAAATTGGATTGACACATCCTTCGGTGCAGATTATATTGTCAAAGTATATAAAGGAGATCCAAATTCTGGTGGTGTTCAATTATCTGCTGCTGGTTCTGGTTCCAATGATACTTGGTTCTTTGATTATTCTTCTGGTGTTCTGAACTTTAATGGAACTTCTGTTCCTTCTGGTGTTACTTCAAGCAATATCTACATTGTTGGATACAGATATGTTGGCGGAACTGGTGTTTCTCCGGTTGCTGGTTTTGGAACATTCTCCTCATTGAATGTATCTGGTATTTCCACATTTGCTGGTCTTTTAGATGCTAATGGTGGTGTTACTGCTAATACTTTAATCGTAGAAGATCTCACCAATAACCGTGTTGTTATTGCCGGTGCTGGTGGAGAACTTGAAGACAGTGCAAATCTTACCTTTGATGGTACTACATTAACAGTTGTTGGAGTAGCGACTGTAGGTAATGTAAAAATCGATGCTAATGAGGTCCATACAACTTCAGGTAACCTAACACTTGATTCTGCTGGTGGTACTGTTACTATTGATGATGATTTAAGGGTTGTTGGTCTTCTGACTGCGGCAAATGCATATATTGTTGGAAACCTTACAGTTGAAGGGACGACCACAACCTTAAATACTAATCTGACTGAGGTTGATAAACTAGAAGTAGGTGCGAATAATACAACTGTTGGTGTTGCTATCACACAGAGTGGTACAGGAGATATTCTGAACCTGTATGATGGTTCTACTGAGGTATTCAGTGTACAAGATGGCGGAAGAATTGTTGCGACAGCAACTAATAATGTAATCCCCTTCCTTTATGCTAATTACTCCAATCTTCCATCGGCATCAACCTATCATGGTGCATTTGCTCATGTTCATTCAACTGGGTCTGCATACTATGCTCACGCTGGTGCCTGGTATGAATTAATAAGAAGAGAATCTACCGGAGTTGTAGGAACAGGAACTGAAAGATATAATATTGGTTTCATTGATTCAACTAACCTAGATATCTCTGGTGTATCTACATTTGCGGGTCTTACTGATTTCAATGGAAACATCGATGTTGATGGTTATACCGAACTTGATGATTTAAATGTTGCTGGTGTTTCTACCTTCGCAGGTCTTGCTGATTTCAATGGGAATATTGATGTAAATGGTTACACTGAACTTGATGACTTAAATGTCACAGGAGTCTCTACCTTTGCTGGACTGGTTGATATCAATGCTGGTGGTCAAGCAAACACATTCAAGGTTGAGGATTTAACTTCTGGACGTGTTGTTCTTGCTGGAACTGGTGGTGAATTAGAAGATAGTGGAAATCTATTATTTGATGGGACTACTCTCACTGTAAGTGGAGTTACTATTAGTGCCGGTGGAACAGCTACATCAATGGGCGCAGACATTGTAACTCGTCATTTTAAAGCAACTGGTATTTCTACATTTGTAGGTAATATTGATGCTAATGGTAACTTAGATGTAGATGGTCAAACAGATCTTGATGTTTTAAACGTAGCAGAATTAGCAACTTTCTCTGGTAATATTGATGCTAATGGTAACTTAGATGTAGATGGTCAAACAGATCTTGACGTTCTTAATGTTGCTGAAGCTGCTACGTTTAGTAACACCGTATATCTTAATGGAACTGTAAGTGCTGCAAGTTCTACTGGTGCTGCTGGTCAGGTTCTACAATCAACCGGTATTGGTGTTACTTGGGTATCTACTCCAGCAACTAGAACAAGTCAAATATTCACTGCGGCAGAAGATCAAACTACGTTTAGTTTCAATTATACTGTTGGTCTCCTTGACGTATTCTATAATGGTGTTAAACTTGCATCTACTGAATTCACAGCAAGTAATGGAACAAGTATAGTTCTTGCCGATGTTACATACGCAGGAGACCTTGTTGAATTCATAAGTTATAATAGTATTACTGCTGGTAGCGGTGGTGGTGGTGGTGGTGGAGCATCATCACTCAATGATCTTTCAAATGTAACTATCACAGGTACTCCTGCTCTTGGAGAAATCCTACAGCATAATGGAACAAAATTTGTTAATGACTTTACTACATCACAGACGACTACTGCAACAACGCAGTTTGCTCTGTTGAGTCTTGACCTTTCAGTATATCGTTCTGTTGAGTATCAGATTCAGGTTACAGAGGGTTCCAAGTATCATACGACAAAGATTCTTGCAATTCATAATGGAACTGCTGCGGTTTCTAATGAGTATGGTACATTAAATATCGGTGCATCAACTGCAACATTTGATGTAGATATTAATGGTAGTAACCTAAGATTGTTAGCAACACCAGCAAGTTCTAACTCCACAGTATTCAAAGTTAAGTTTACAGGCATCAAGGTCTGATAAATACCTAAAACCCTAGGGGATAGTGAACCTGTGGCAAATCAGAATTTTAAGGTCAAAAAGGGTCTTGAGGTAGGAACTGGCGTAACTATTTCAGACGGTAATATTAATATTAGTGGAATTATTACTGCTCAATTTAAAGGTGATGGTTCAGCATTAACTGGTGTTACTGCTGCGGGTTCCGGTGTTGTTGTTCAAGAAGAAGGAAGTAATATTGGAACAGCATCAACCATCAACTTTATTGGTTCTAATGTAACTGCTGCTTTGAGTGGTGGTATTGCAAATGTTACTGTTAGTGGTGGATCTGATGGTCTTTCTAATGTTGTAGAAGACACCACACCACAACTTGGTGGTAATTTAGATCTTAATAGTAAAGATATTACGGGGGCGGGAAATATTTCAATCACTGGTGGATTCAACGCCACAGGTGTATCTACATTTCAAGAAAATGTTGTATTCCAAACTTCTGCTTCTTTTGGTGATAATGATAAGATTAATGTAGGTACTGGTAATGACTTACAAATCTTCCACGATGGAACAAGTAATATAATTAGTGATGCTGTAGGTGTTGGTATTAGTCTTGTTGGTAACACTAAAGTAGTTGGAGTTCTTACTGCTACTGGTGTAAGCATCACTGATAATCTGAATGTTGCTGGTGTCTCTACATTCCAGAATAACGTTCATCTTTTAGATGATGATGAACTACGTCTTGGTAATGGTAATGATTTAAGAATATATCACGCTGGTTTTAATAGAATTATAAGTACGGGGGTATTAACTATTGATTCAGATGATGATATTAACTTAGACATTGGCACAGACGTTGGCGATACTGTAAACATTA